TCTGCCGAGCGGAAGACTTGCCAGTGTTAAGCTTGGTCCGCTTGCTGTGCTTCGACTGACAGCAAGGGCAACGGCTCAATCGAGTGATGGCAGAATGCAAAGGCTTCATCGGTGTTGCTCCATATCCACAAATCATGCCTATCCGGTTGCCACACACAGCCCTAGATGTTGTGGTCATCCGAACGAACTCCGGATGTTTCCGCCATCGTCGGAACCGCCGCCCGCGTGCTTCAACTTCTCCAAATTGTCCCATAGGTCGGGCGGAAGATGGGGTGCAAACGGTTTTGAGATCGTTGGCCAACAGTGCTTCCACATGAAGGCGCAATATGCCGCTACATCCAGCGGGTCGCCCTTCGCAACATGCTGCAGCAAGTGCAATTGGCACTCTGCCTTCCAGTTCGGATCGGCCCATCCGTCGCTGTACCCGTATTTCTTCTCGGCACGATGCAGCTTGGCGGCGAGCGCCTTGGCAAAACCGGCGATAAGGTCGCGGGTCGCAGGATGGAGTCCTTCCGGCACTTCAAGATCGATAATCATTGTTGCCTCAACATCTAGTAGGTCTCAGCGTTTGTGTGCGTTAACCAGATAAGCATGGTAGAAATCACTGTGCTTCCGCGAACTCGCTCGCGTCGGCGCGAACAGCGGGCCGCGGGTCCCCCTCAAGCGCGAGCACGGTCCCCGACGGCTCTTTCGAGACGAGCGATTCGAGCGCTTTTGCGCGAGCCGCCTTGTTCTTACCCGGCATCAGCGGCTCGACCTGCGCCGGCGTCTTCAGCTTCGGCTCGGTGTAGACCGCGTCGCCAAGCATATCTTCGAGCAGCGAGGACACCGCCGTTTCATCCTTCCACTTGCGGTTCGCGCGCTTTGCCACCAGTTTGAAGCCGGGCGGGCAGCGGCCGTGTGTGGCCTCGTGGTGCGCATACTCCTTCACCCGGCGCGCGAAATCTTCGAGCTGGTCAACATCGCGCAGCACCTTGGCCAGTTCCTCCGGCTTCATCTGTTCGACCACCGGCAGCTCCATCTCCCCCAACGCCGAGAACTCCGCCTGCGCGATGGCGAGCGCCTGGTTGCGGCGCTCCGGGCAGGTCGCCGCCGCGGGGCAGAACCGGCAGTGTTCGCCGGCAGTGAGCGGCGCGTCCTTCTCGGCCGTGCGCTTCGCCGCAGCGATCAGGTCGGCCTTGAACTCCAGCAGGTCGACGACATCGCACTCCCATGTGCGAACGCCGGGAGCTTCATCGCCGGGTTGCGGACAGCGGGGTTGCACGATCCCGATGTGCAGCTTCCGGAGGCCGCGATTGTGAAAGCGGTTGACGGCGCCGACCGCGTAACAAAGCCCCTGGCTGTTCTTGCGCGGGTCGACCGGTACGCCGCGGCCGTACTTAAAGTCTTTGACATAGAGCTCTTGTGTTGAAGGCACGTAAGCAAGGAAGTCGCCGGTCCCGCCATCGAGGCCTTCGACGCCCAGGCGCGAGAGGTCGAGCCACTTCTCGACCTCACACTCAACCCCTTCGATCGCCATGATCTTACGGCAATCATCGAGATATATCTGCACCGCATCGACCATCTCCTCGTCGACGAGGAAACAGCGCTCGCCGTTCGCTGTCGCGACGAACTTCTCCGCCGGCGTCTTGCCGTCGAGGTTGACATGCATGCCGGCGAAGCGGTCAGCGTCGAGGCCGGTTTCGATGCAGTGCTGCGCGAGTTCATGCGCGCTCGTTCCTTCGTCGGCGAAGCGCGACGAGGTGTTCGGGATGCCTTCCGACATGCGGATCGAGCCAGCACAGGTCATCCAGCGCTTCGACGCTGACGGTGAGAGCTTCGCGTGGCCGCGCTGTGCGTGTGCGGTCATGGCAGCTTCACCTTCTTGGCCATCCGCTTGTCGAGGCGTGCGACCGCATCGAGGGCGCGCGGGATGCGCCCGCACTGCGCCAAGGCGCGGATCGTCTGCAATTCATCGCGAATGTCCATGAGAACCGCCACCGCGACCTGCTCCCAGTTCTCGACCTGAGCCGGCAGGGGCCAATCTGCGCGCTTGTGCCTAGCCATTGGCGGCCTCCACTTTCTCGATGAACTCCGCGATCCGGGCCTCCGGCACTTCGGACGCCCTGGAGGCCTCGAAGTCTTTCAGCAGCTTGGCGACGGCCTCGACGCCGACCCGCGCCGCGAGGTCCTTCATCGCGACCCGCACGTCATCGTGCGTAGGCTTCCGCGCCTCGGCGGGCTTTTCCGGTTCGGGCTGCGTCTCCGGCTCGGGCTGCGTCCCCGCCGCCTTGGGCGGACGGCCACGGCGTGCAGACTTCTCCGGCGGCAGCACCTCGCCTTCGACCGGCTTGGGCGCTTCGGCGGGCTTCTCCGGCGCGGGCTCAGCAGACTGCGCCGCTTTCAGCACGGCCTGGCGCGCCAAGTCGATGACCTGCTCCTTCGGGACGTACCCGAGGCGCTGCGCATACAGGCCGAAATTGGCGAGCAGGTCTTTGGCATTAGCGCCCGTGATCGTGATGGTGTCCATTGTCGTTCCTTTCTGTTCTTGATTTTCTACAAACTACGCAGCCACAGCCGCGTTCTCGCGCAGCACATAGCCTCGGCCCCACACCGTCTCGATATAGCCCGGCACCTTCTTGCGGAGCTTGCAGATCAGTACGTCGATGATCTTGATCTCCGGCTCGTCGCGCTCTTGGTAGAGGTGGCTCATGAAAGCTTCCTTGGTGACGACCTGGCCCTGCCGCAGCGCCAGCAATTCCAGCATTTCGTATTCCTTGCCGGTCAGATGCGCCTGCTCGCCGTCGATCGACACGGTGCGATTCGTCATGTCGACGCAGAGCCCGCCGACCGAGATCACGGATCGCGCGTGACCCTGCGAGCGGCGGATGACCGCTTGCAGCAGGGCGCGGACATACTCCGGCGACGAGGCCAAAGGCGCATGCGCGTCCATACCTGCGGCGAGCATATCGGTCATGTTCGCCGGATTGACCGATGCGTCGGCCAACAGAACGATCGGCACCTGTACCTTCTCGGCGCGCAGCTCACGCACGAGCTGAATGGCGGTCATGTCGCGGAACGGCGGCACCAGCACGACCGCGTCGAACTCCAGCGACAGGCAGTAATCCCTCGCTTCGAGGCCGTCGCTCGCGGTGTCGACCTTGCAGCCAAGGTGCTTGCCGTCATAATTGCCGACGATCAGGATGTACATGAGCTCTCCCTTCACCAATTGCGCAGCACTTGGCGATAGCCGAGCGACGGTATGTGAATGTCAAATGTCGTAATCGATGCGTCAGCTACCTGAACATCGCCGATGCGGAAGTTCAGTTTCGGCAATGCTTCTCTCGCGTAGCGACGCAACACTTCCGCCTCGATCGATTTCGGATCAGAGAAGCAAAGGTCGCTGTGCGAGAAAGCCACCGTCAAATCCTCGCCGGCCCTTCCTGCCTTCATTGTGGCATCGATGATTTTCTGACGAATCATCCGTGCCGTTTCCGCGACGATCTTGTCCTGTATAGCGGGGGCGAGCCTGCTACCTAGAAAGGCTTCCATATCACGCAGTTGCCCCGCAAGACGATCCGAGCGCGCCTGTGCGGTATGTAGTACATCCTGCAACTGCGCTGTTGCCTCATGCTCCCGCGACTCGCGCGCCGCGCGCATCTGCTCAAGCAGAGAAATCTTCCTCATCCGAACAACCTCGCTATGTCGGTCGCCTTACGCAGGCACGCGCGCTGTATCTGTTCGTCGAGCGATCCAGCGAGCGTTGCGAACCGCACAATGCAGGCGTTCTTCTGGCCTATGCGATGGATACGCATCGCGGCCTGCTCGTTCTCGGCCGGCACCCAGGAGCTTTCGACGAACACCATGTCACTCGCGGCCGTGAGCGTGATGCCGGTGCCGGCGGCCGTGATTTGACCGATGAAGATCGAAGCGTGGCCGTGTTGAAACTCGTCGACGCAGCGCTGACGATCTCCCGGGTGCGTCGAGCCGGTCACGGATTGCGCCAGGCTGCCGAAGGCGTTCTGCAGATGCGCGATCACGTCGCGATGGTAGGCGAACAGCACGATCTTGCCGCCCCCGCCGTCCAGCCACTCCTTGACCCATTCGACAACGAGCCCGACTTTCGACAAGCCGATGACGCGGCGGAGCGATGCGACGTGCGACGCCACCTCGGCCAGTCCGTCCACACCCTTCTTTTCAAGCGTATCGCGGATCAGCTTCATTTCCGCGTCATGGCCCTTGAGCGCCTTAAGCGCGTCGATCGATGTCAGCGGCAGCTCGTCGAACGTGATCGGCGGCAGGTCTTTCAGGACTTCGCTCTTCTTCCGGCGCAGCACGAATGGCGACAGCCGCTCTTTAAGCTTGTCGAGGTTCTTGCCGCGCACGATCTCGACGCCGAAGCCGTTGTCGCGCGTGCAGCAGTATTGACTGACGAAGCCCCAATAGGATGTTGGCTTTCCGCTCTCCGGCGTAATCGCATCAGGCATCACCGCGCGCAGCATCGGCCACAGCTCGGAAGGGTTGTTCGGCGTCGGCGTCCCGGTCAGGCAGAACACATGCTTGGCGCGCTCGACCAGCCCGCCGACGCCGTCACACTTCGGGCCGAAGATCGCCTTCGTACGCTTTGCGGTGCGGGTCTTCAAATAATGACTCTCATCGAGAATCAGGACGTCGATGGCGGACGTAAAGTAATCCCCTTTCCGGGCTGCCGCATCGTAGGACGCGACGTGCAGCACAGGGTCCGTATTACTGAAACGGCGAAACTCGCGCTTCCAGTTCTCCCTGACAGATGCCGGGCAGACGACAGTGACGTACCGCGCCCCCAGCGAATCACAAGCCGCTATCGCCTGGGCGGTCTTACCTAACCCCGGCTCGTCGGCGAGGAGCGCGCGGCCTTTCTGCGCGAGGAAGGCGGCGCCGGTCTGCTGGTAAGGAAAAAGTGGTGTCGTCATGTGTCTCTCTTGTTCGTTCCGATTATTCTACACTCCGCCCGCAGTCAAGAGCCCCGCGCGTTTCAACTCAGATAAAAATGCCATGAACGCATCGAACACCCCCATCGGCACGACCTTCTTCTCGAACGGCGGGAAGGCGTCGTGCCCCCACGGCTGCGGCTCAACACCAAGCAGGTCGCGCTTCTCGGTCATCATCGCGCGCTTGTCCGCGACATGCACCATGTCCTCGATCTCCTGCGGGGTCGGCCACACCAGGCCGGCCCAGCCGTAGATCGCGCGATCGAGACCCTTCTTGAGCGCGCGGAAAGCGTGGTTGACCTGCGGCCCGCCATAGAACTGCAATGCTTTCTGCGTCGGCGTCGTGATGTCGCCCATCGGATATTCGTGCGCGTCATGCAGCAGGCCGTAGACGCGATATTCGGCGGGGAGAGCGTCCGCCACCAAGATCGAATGCTGCGCGACCGAGATTGTGCCGGCCGCGCCGCAGAAGCGATTGATGTGCGCGAGCTGATACGCCATGTCATACGGACAGACGTGCTCCGGCTGCGGGTCAATGAGGGGGAAAGCCTTGCCGGATTGAGTTTGGGACCATGGCGCGTTCATAAAAACCCCTTATCTTTTGCCAGCCATTCTGGCATCGTAAACGTGCCGTCCCTGTTGACCTCTACCTGCGACTTCGGAACCCATTCGGTTGTGGTTCCGTCATGCAGCCGCAGCGCTTTGCTTGTTTCGCCCCTCACTTCTCCGGCGATGTCCACCAATCGCTCCCTGCCACCCCTCACAGCGCGGCCCCATACTCGACGGCCTTGCAGTGGAAGAGCGCGATGGCGTCGGCCTCGTTGTCGTCCGCGGGCTCGTAACCCCAGCCGCGCACCGCCGTCTTCATCGCCTCCTTGTCGGCGTTGCCCTTGCCAGTGGCGAATTTCTTGATCGTGCCGACCGGCACCGCTTCATACGGGATCTTGTTCTCCTCGCACCAGGCGGTCAGCACGGCCTGCAGGCCACCATAGACGTGCGCGGCAGCGGTGCCGCGATGCTTGCGCACCTCTTCATAGAACACAATCTCGAAGCCCACAGCGGCGTGCAGTTCAATCAGTCGTGCACGGAATTTGACGAAGCGCATGCCGCCGCCGTCGCCGCGGCTGGGCGCGAGGTTCCATGTGCCTGTGATGACATTGTCGGGCTTGCCGATCGCATAGCCCGTCGTCGTGCCGAGGTCGAGCGCGAGGATGCTTTTCATGCAACGCTCTCGATCGAGAGCACGTTGTTGTTGTAAACCCACTCATGCTCCCGTTCGGTCGTCCGCACCGCGACCCGGAGAGACCGAGAGCCATCATCCACCGCTGACACTGTGAAAGGCCCAGGCACGCCGTTCGCGATCAACCGGCAGTGCACTGTGTCACCGACCTTCGCGCGCTTCCACGCCGGCAGCGACTCCTCGATCGCCGCGTCCGCCCATTCCTTCGTGATCTTGTCCTGCGCGGCTGACGAAATCGGCGGCGCCTCGACCAGCGCAATCTCGGCCTGACAAAGCGTGTAACCCAAAATGTCGACGAAGCTGTCCTTGTGGTCCGGCGTCTCGGCAAGCCGAGCTTCCTTGATAAGCCGGCAGAAGGTTGCGACGTCGACCGGCGTCAGGTTCCCGTCGCGGCTCGTGTTGAGCATGTGTGCGTTCCAGAGCCGCACGATCCGCTCGAAATTCTGCTCCGGCTTCCCGTAAGCGCTGCGCCGCGCCCCCGTGACGATCCGAACGGCCTCGTCGGCCAGCGCTTGCTTGATTTCCATGTGGTTCAACCCCTTTTTGTTAGCTAGGATTTACTCCCTAGCAGCAACAGCCGTTAGGATCAAGAACCTATTAACGGATTATTTCCCTCTCGACCCCAATCACTCCCTTAACCGCCTATTACCTCCACAAGGAATGTTTGGCAATAGACCGTTAGACATTTTTCCCGCAACCGAAACTGTATACAGTTCGTAACGCTGACAGAGCGTGAGCGTTCACGGGACGCTTTGCCTCAACTGCGAGGCAAATCACGACTGATGCATGTGCTGCAGCGCGCGCAGCACTGTGGATAACCGGAAGTCGCGCCCGCCGCGCACATGACGAACGAAATCCGCACTGCCAACAGCTTTTTCACCAAAGCCGGTCTGAGAGGCAGCGGTCAGCGCGAGCATGCGATCGACGAGAGCCGGGAACCGCTCAAGCACCGCAGCCGCTTCACCGCACTGCCGTTTGACCGCCGCGAGTTCCGCCTGATCGTCCACGCATCGCCCTCCTGAGTCGTCAATTGTTGACAGACCTATAGAGGCACATGCTAGATGCTGTCAATTGTCGTTCGACAATTTCCGACAAACGGAGGTTAGATGCCCGGCCACGACATGCGCGACGCGGCCGTCGCGCTGACCGCCTTCTTCCGCGTCTTCAAGCTGCTTGTGAACGGTAAGACCCCCGCCCATGAAGGTTGGGTTAACGCCGCTTCGAACGACCCTGAGGCCGTGCGCCGCATGTGGACCGATCCGGTCTCAGGCGAGTCGCTCGACAACAACATCGGGGTCCTGACCGGCATCGGCTTCTATGTACTGGACGTCGACGTGAAAGCCGGCCGCACCGGCGCCGATTCTCTGGAAATGCTCAAGGACCTCGGCCTCGAAACAGACACCGTCACTGCGCAGACGCCTTCCGGCGGCCTGCATCTCTATTACAGCCTCCCGAACAACGTCACCGTCAAGAACTCATCGAACCTCGTAGGCTCCGGCCTCGATGTCCGCGGCTGGCACGGCTATGTCGTTGCCCCGCCATCGATTATCGACGGCACCGCGTACAGATGGCTCACGCCGCCCGTTCCCGCCGGCACGAGCCACTGACATGCGCGAATCACCTCCATGGCTGATCGACCTCGCCGGCAAGCCGGCGCCGCAAGAAGCACGCGCGCCCCTCGCCGAACTCGACACCGATTCGAACATCACCGCGGCCACGCGCTGGCTCATCAACAGAGCGCCCGAAGCCATCCAGGGCGCCGGCGGCGACGAGACGACATTCAAGGTTGCGGCCGCGGTGAAGGATTTCGGCATCAGCGAGGATTTATGCCTCGATCTGCTGATTTCGCACTGGAACGAGGCCAAGGCCATTCCGAACTGGGATTACGACGACCTCAAGCAGAAAGTCGAGAACGCCTATAGCTATGGCACCGGCGCGATCGGCAAGCGCACCGCCGAAGCCGATTTCGAGCCGGTCGACCTGTCGATTTTCAAAAAGCCCGACTTGGCAAACGCCAAGAAAAACAGGCTCTATTACGTCCCCTTCGACGACGCCGTCGCTCGCGCGCTGGACGCGATTGCCAAGCCTCTCATCAAGGGCCTGCTCGACTGCGCGGCCATGTCGGTCATCTACGGCGATTCGAACAGCGGCAAGACCTTCCTCGCGCTCGACATTGCATCCCATGTCGCCACACCCGGTTTTTGCTGGAACGGCCGCAAGACGGAAAACGGCCTAGTCGCCTATGTCGCGGCCGAGGGCGGCCGGGGCGTCTACAAGCGCCTCGAAGCATGGCGCCGCAAGCACGGTATCGAGAAGGGCAGGGTCAAGCTGGCGCTGATCCCGTGCCCGGTCGACCTGCGCTCGATGGAGGGCGACGCCAAGGCGCTGGTCGACCTGATTCGCCAGGCCGAGGCGCAATGGGACGAGCCGGTGGTGTTGGTCGTGATCGACACGTTGTCGAGGGCCATGGCCGGCGGCGACGAAAACTCCCCGGTCGACATGGGCTTGTTGGTGCGCAACTGCGACCGGATCCGCGACGCGCTCAATTGCCACCTCATGTTGATCCACCACACCGGCAAGAACAAAGCCAGTGGCGCCCGCGGCCACTCCCTGCTGCGGGCGGCGACCGACACCGAGATCGAGGTCGACAACCGGACCTTTGCGGCAAAGAAACAGCGCGACATCGAACCGATCAAGGATATGCGGTTCGACCTGGAGGTCGTGAAGCTGGGGACGGACGCCGACGGCGACCCGATCACGAGCTGTACGGTGGCGCTCCGGACGGCCTCGGAGTTCGAGGAATTGCCGCTGACCGACGAGGAGAGCGACTTTTTCGACATTATCTCCGCTTTGGTGGGCGACAAGGCGGAAACAGAGAAAATAGAGCCCACGAAATATTATTTCGGCTACGATATTTTTGACGAAATAAAATTACAAGAAATGCGCATGCGCATTCCGTCTGAGCGCACTGCGCGCTACCGACTGATGCGCAGTTTGTGCGAAAAGCGCAAGCTGAAAAAAGTGAAGTCAGGTCAATGGGTTATGGTGTGATGCGCAAAATGCGCAAAATGCGCAAACGTGCTTGGCATCAAATGCGCAGATGCGCAAAGGGTATACCTTTGCGCATGCGCATGCCCGCGTGGCGGATCGGTCTGAAAATTCCGGGGGGCCGGCCGGAATCGTCGAAATGGCAAACAGTCTAAAAAACAAAATCCGCAAGCTGCTCACCGAGCCCGCGCCGTGGGAGGTGGACATCGAGGCGTTCCTCCAGGCGCGGAAGCCGGAGCGGCTTTTCCGGTTCGGCCAGGACATGGCCAAGCTGCAGGCGGAGCGGCGCAAAGCGCGCCAGCGGCAGGCTATGGCCAAGCGCGCGGCCGTTGTGCGGGATGCTTGGCAGGCCACGGAACAGGCGAGATTGCGGGAACGGGATTCCGCCGGGCGCTGGGCGCGCCAGGGCTTGCTTGCGTTCCGGGGCGCCAAGGCGCTGGTCGTACTTGCGGCCATGCAGCCGGGCGTCTGGTATGCGGATCCAGATTTACGCCGGCTGACGGGTTTGCCCAATCGCGTGGTGCAGCCGGTTTTGCGCCAGAGGCTTGAGCCGCGCGGCATGGTCGAGCAGGGCGCCAATCCGGACTGGCGCCCGGAGTTGAACGGGAAGGCAGTCCCGAAAAAGCTTTGGCGGCTGACTGCCAAGGGCGAGTCAGCCGCCATGATGGCCCGGATGTTGGGTTAGGCGGTTAGGCGTCAGGCAACCACACGGCACGCCAGCGCCAGCAATTGAACATGACGGTTTTGCTACCGCGCCGCGGGCGTTTGTAGAACCATGGCCAGCGCGCCGCGCGGGCAGTGCATGCCGGGTCTCGATAGGCCACCACGTCAAGCCGAGAGGGTGCGCGCGTGTCGGTTGTCGGTTCGCGCCGGAGATACAAAGGGAGCAACATTGTTCCCATCCTTCTACAACGTGGCCAACAGTGTTGCGGCCAGCAGGGTCGAGACCAGGGCGAGGGATTTGAGGAGGAGGGCGGAGAGGCGAAGCATTAGACGGCCTGCAGCACAGTGAAGCCCGCATCGCGCAAGCGGCGGTCCCATTGGTAGCCGTCATCCTTGCGAAGCTCTGCACGGAACGTGTCATACCGAGGTACGTCGACATGTTCGGGTATGCGCCTTGGGTCGGTCATGCGAGCCGCGGCGACCGAGCATGCGGCGCTGTGTTTGTCATAGCCGCCCCCACTCGCATAACCGCGCGTCATCTCAACACCGAACCAACACACATAGGCGAACAATCGGCCAGCGCCGTCGCGCGGATATTTGAAGGCGATGGTGGCAACACGTTCGCCTTTGTCCAGGATGACGTATGCGGCCACGTTTGCGAAGGCGGCTTGGTGCTGGTCATAGATTTTCGTCATGTGTTCGATTCCTTTCCAATGTTTCGACTAGACGCGCAGCGATTCGTAAATCGCGTTTGCTATGGGGCTTTCGTGATTAGCCAGGGCGTGAAACGACATGCGGCCGAACGTCCATACCGGCGTTGCTTGCAGCCAGTGATAGCGGCGCCGTTCGTCCATCGCCATGCGGACCTTTTCGCGCGGCGGTAGCGACTCCCAATAGTCGGCCGCTTCCGTCCACTCCAGCTCGGACCAATGGTCGTCATTGATGGCGGGATAGTCAGCGAGTTCGCCTTTGATTTTGTCCGCTATTTGCAATGCGGTTTCGTTGTCTTGATGGATCGCGATCCACTCAATCCAACCAACGGCCCAATGTGACTCGCGCGCCACTATGATGGTTTCGTCCGAGTCTTCGCCGCCCAATGCCTGCAGCATGCATGCGAAGTTTGAGCGCTCCAAGGTGTCACTGTCACGGGACTGACCAACGCCGGCGGAGTAGTAAGCGGGCCAGACTGCGCCGAAATAATGATCCGGCATTGTCCAGCGCTTGAGATGTTGTGGCTCATACATGACGGCTACTCCTCTTCTTTGCGATTGCGGCGCCAGGGCTTCAAGCGCTTGGCGCGCTCGATATGCCGCGGCGAGTCGTCGGCGTCATGCAGCGCGCGGCGCATCGGCAGATAGGAGGGCAGGGAGTCGAGGTAGTCTAAGTCATGGGCTCGCATGTGTTCGATTCCTTTCTGATGGTTAGACAGGGGCGCCGTTTGATTCGAATTCGTATTCATTGGCGCGGATGTTGTCGTCAACACATTCGTCCGACATTTGCCAATCGTGTTCGAGCTCAAGCTGGCGATATATCCAGCGCATGAAGTCGCGGCACGCTTCTTTGATTCCATCTTCGAATTCTGCGAATTCCGCATCCGTGATCGGATTGTCGTTGTCGCGCTCTTCACCGACTGCAACATCGAATTCGGTGCAGAATTCGTGGCTGTAACGGCCGCGGTGTTCAATACGGGCGAATCCGTCCGGAAACTTGACCGCCAGGGCTTCAATGTCGGCCGCGATTGCGTGCAAGTCTGCGTCTTGCGGCGCGTGCTCTTTCGCCTTGCCGGGCTTTACATCGGATGCGCGCCATGTGCCTTCGAAGCACGCGCCATCACCTTGCGAACTGAAGCCGCTGAAATAGATTGCCGGCTCATATCGGGTTTTGCCGCCCATAGTCTTGACGGCGCGTTGGCGCAGATCGATTCCGAGCATACCGGCGATCACGGCCGTATCTTCATAGACGAATTCCCAATCATGCGAATCGCTGAAGATGAATTGCCGATACCAGTCACGCGCCTTTTCCTTTGCGCGGTCGCTCAACTCATCGAATTGATAGACGGTAGTTTCCAGAATGCGAGGCATGGCATGTGCTCCTAGATGGATTCGTTGTAAACGGTTTCAGCAAGGCGCATTGCGTCTTTGGCGTTGTCGCAAAGAGTCGAGTAAACATCACGGCCGAAACGTGAGATTGTGCGCGTTGATTCATTCCATGAAGAGACGCCAGCTCGCCATTTCGTGCCGCGGACCGGCTTGCCGAAACGGGTGCGATCGGGAGAAGCGTACAACGTGATGTTGTCGATTTTCACGGACCATCCGTGACCCTCTTTTTGCCAAGCAAAGCGCTTGCGGATGGCGCCGGCGGATACGCAATCGAGGCCGGTTATCGCGGTCTTTTCGCCGCGTTCGATTGCGCCAGTTACGTGGTGGCGAAGGCGTTCAAGAGGGTCAGGCATGTCGTGCGCTCCGGTGTGTCAATAGCCGAGAGCTTCGCGGGCGCCGACAATGCTCCACACGGTTTGGTATTCCGTCCACTGTTCGCCAGTGCTGACTTGCACCATTTCGATCTGCAGCGTGACGCCGCGCGCGTTGTGGCTGACATAGAAGCCCGGATGGCTTTGGACGAAACGGGCGACTCGTTCGATCACTGCAGCGCGAGTCGGTTGCTCGAATATGGCGATTGCTTCGCCGCGTTCGATTGCGCCGGTTACGTGGTGTTTAAGGCGTTCAAGAGGGTTAGGCATGGCATGTGCTCCAATGTGTCAGAGTTTTTCGATTGAGACAGATACGACTCGGACGGTTGCGCCTGTTTCGCGGTCGATTAGATCGCGGCCAACTTTGCGGCGCTCCATGACGGCGTAATTTTCGGCGGAGGCTTTATTGCGTGTTTCATGACGGCGGGTTTTGCCGCAAGCATAAGCCGTCACAACGCAATGTGTTTTGGGCGCGGCGAGAGCGGAGGCGATAAGCGGATGCGCCATGGCATGTGCTCCAATGTGTCTACAATTGTAGAATGCCTATCGCTCTACAAAATGCAAGCCCTAAATTGAAAAAAGATCGCGCGCCGGTTATGGTCGCGGCATGAGCGGCGCGCCTTCAATCATGCAAACGAGACTGACTGCGCAGGAGGCCGCATTCGTTAACCATTTCTTAGAGGCGGGGGACGCGGTAGCTGCAGCGAAGGTGGCGCAATATCCAGGTAGTCCGTACTCCGTAAGCTACCAGATATTGCGTGAGCCTAAGATGGTGGCCGCAATCCAAGCCGCAGTGAGCCTGCGAATCCGCACCGAAGGCGCCGCAGTCGCGCACAGTGTCTTGCTTGAGGTAGCGCGGGACAAGCAAGCGCCCAAAGGCGTGCGAGTCGATGCTGCGAAAGCCCTGCTAGACCGCGCGGGCTTTGTCGCGCCGCGTGCTGAAGCCCCCAAACAAGGCGAGGGCCGGCCGCTTTCCGACTACTCGATCGAGGAGCTGCGAGGGCTAGTCGCGCAGCTCGAACGCAATCGAGGCGATCAGGCGAAGGACGTTTCGCGCGCTGTTTCGGCAACTCAAGCGCCGCAACTAGATGAAATGATGGACTAATCAGCGCCTAGAATAGGCGAAGACGCGGCAAGGCCCTGCCTTTTACCTTCTGTTTCCGCCTTCCGGCCCCTGGGGCGGGGGTCGGGCGGGCTGCGACCGCGGCCGCGGAGGCAGATTCACTAAAATTCGATTCTCAAAACTTTTGTCTACAACTAGCGACCAGCGCCCAGCTTGACCTTTGTCGAAAAACGTCTAATCGTCCTCTTCTCCGGAGCGACGGCCGGCGCGGTCCCCTGTGCGCCCTAACCCCCAATAGCCGTCTGCTCCGGAGACTTGTCTAAAATCTCGACTTTTGTCGTTCGACGCGCTATTTTCTCGCAATCCGGCGCGCCTTGTTCGCCTCGCCAGCGATCGTGACCTCAGAATCGCACTTCGATGGCGCAGCCGACCGCATTCGTCCCGCAGCACGAATACTGGAACGATGAGGGCATCAACCCGAACTTCCCGGGCAGCGAACTCGACATCGATTTTGGCAACATCCGCGGCACGCTCGATCAGGTTCTGGTCAACCTCGCGCTTATCCAGCGCGACGACGGCGCCCTCAAGAATCAGTCAGTCGGGCTCGAGCAGCTTACGACGGCCGTGCGCGCGATGCTGGGCGACATCGAGGCGCTAGAGGCGATCGAAGACGACATCGACGCTATCGATAACAGTGTGGCCGCCGCGGCGGCGAGTGCGCTTGCTGCTGCGGGCGCTGCGGAGGCTGCTATCGCCGCCAGCGCCGTTCGTTACGACGAAGCCCAACCCCTAACGGACGGGGAGAAAGAGCAGGCGCGCACCAATATAGACGCTGGCTATAAGGCATTTGATACCATAGCGGACCTCGCCTCCGCCGATGTCCCCTCCGTCGTCATGGCGCTGTGGACTCGCGGATATCACACGGCCGGTACCGGCGGGTGCTTGCGCATTCGCCAAGCCTCGTCAGGCCCCGGCCGTGTTCAATCTGCTGACGGCGCTTATTGGGAAGTGGCCGAGCCGGTTGTCAGCGTTACGATGTGCGGGGCGTATGGCGATGGTGTCGAGGACGATACTGACGCGATATTGGATGCGGTTGATTTATGCATCGCGCGCGAGATGCGATCCCTTCATTTCCCTGCAACGGGCGTTGGCGCAAGCCCTGGTCTGGGCGGAACCGTTGGCTACCTCGTAACAGCACCAATTCCTCTGCCAGGTAGCCGGTGGGAAGTTTTTGGCGACGGGAAGGACGCAACCAGCATTATTGCTGGCTATGACGGTGATATCTTCCAACTCGATGTGACCAGCGAGACTTCATATCTTGGTACGATCCGGGACCTGGGGTTCGTGCGGGATAGCGCGACCTACAGCAATACAAAAGCAATTCACGTCATCCATGATGGGGTGCTGACAACGGGATTGCAGCACTGGACGTTTAGCCACCTTCGATTCGAAGGTGTTTATCACGGCGTTTACTATGATCAGACCGGGTTGCTTCTTTGGAGCGGAGTTAACTCAATCGGCGCCCATGCCTTCAACGTGCATAACGAATTTCACGTCCCGCTCTCTGCGTCTGGCAGGTATCCTTTAGAGGTTGTTCGGTTTGCCGGCTCAATTGGTCCACATCAAACCTTCACGGGCGGTCGTTACCGAGCCGAGAATGTTGGCATCAAGGCGGGCGACGGCGCAGCAAGCTCAGTTGGCGATCTAATTGTTCTTGGTGTCCATTTTGTGCTTGGCGATGCGGCCATGCATCTGATCGGCCCGACCACGGCGAATGCCTATAACTTGAACATCGTTATTTCTGGGTGCCAGTTCGACGGCCTTGACACTTATTTGCTCAAACTAAGCAATGTTGGTCTCGTCAAGGCGTTCAATAACAATTTCACTGGCGGCGCCGTTGATCACCTTCTAACGAGTGTCTCAAACTCCATCATAGACGGGCCTGCTGGCCGTCTAGATTCCTACTCTACGCTGCCTTGGACTATCGATCGACCTGTTGTTTTCGGTAATAAAAACCTGACTTTCGGGACTCAGACTATATCCCAGACCGGGGGGCGCTTCACCCAAAACGGGTGGATGAGCATCGGCGCAGGCGCAGCCGCCACTATTGCATCCGGAGTCGCTGCCGTAACCCGTACCTGCATGATCCTTGATACTGAGGGCGGCGCTGCAACAGATGACTTGGACAGCGTAACAGGCGGAACCGCTGGAGACATTCTTGTCATAAGAACCGCAAGCTCAAATCGCGACATAACCGTCAAGCATAGTGCGGGGGCGGGGGGGGCTGGTACGTTTCGCCTAAACAGCGCTACCGATAAAGTGTTGTCGAGTGCCTTTGACGTTATCTGGTTTGAAAATCGCGGCGGGCTTTGGTGTCAGGTTGCGTTCGGGGATAACGCCTAACCACTCTTTCTCAGGCGCAACACAACTTCACCTGATAGGGTGGCGGGGGTGGACCTTATTGTCTCGGTTAAGCGCAGGGCCTTTCTTGCTGTAGGATAGTAAAGTGCCTCAGCGTAGGTGTTGGGCCGAATTCTTGATCGGCCGTCTGTTTCGGGGATGCCGCACCGGATGGTCTGGTACTCGGCCAGTTCATCAAGAACGATGGGGCGTCCTGTCCACTTATCGGTTGGCTCTCTCAAGCCTTCCTCTGGCCCGAGGACGCAGGTTGTGGCACAGCGCGTAATGTTGCGTCCGTGGACGTTGCGAATGTGGACATGCTCGACATCCACGATCTGGAAGCCAAGACAGCGCAGGGTGTAATCAATCCATCCCGTGGTCGGGTGATAGTAGGTATCGCTTGGTGTGAATCTGCCGTGGTCATTCGCCACAAGCAGGCATTCTTCATCCAAGACCGAAGACGTTTCCATAATCAGGATGCCGCCCGGCCTCAGCATCGTCCTGACAAGGTAGAGAAAAAGCATTGGCTCTATCGTGTGATAGAGCACGCCAGAAAAAACAATCGCGTCAAATAGTGGCGACTTTAGCGCGTGGTGGTCAGCAACAAACCTGTTGAATGGCATCCCGTAAAAGTATGGGAATTGAGCCCCGTTTGCCTCTTTGACCAGATTGATCGCGGACATGCGGTCGCGTCGGTCATAGCTGGTGACGGTCGCGCCGGCCCTTTCGGTCAATACTGAAAAGTATCCCTCCATCGCTCCGACATCCAGAACACGGAGCCCACGAAGATCAATTCGGTCAATGAGCTTTAGAGTAGCAAGCGCGTTGGCGAAGTGTTTGCCTTTGGTCACAACGCCAGGCCGCAACTCGACTGCGTAATACCAGTTTAGGTCTCGGATTTTTTCGTCCGTCAGAGCACTGAGCGCGGATCGATTTTGGTTCATTCAGACCACTGCCGACAAAAGAGCAAACGATACCGCAGACTATACGGAAACGACATTCCCGTGGCAACGCCGAGGCTCTGGAACCAGGGCCGGTAATCCCCCCTGAGTCAAATTGACTCACCCTAGGGTTGTCAACATGAGAATCTTCCTAGCCCTTCTCGCGGGGGTTTTTATTTCCGGCTGCTCCGAACCGGCAAAAGAGACAGTTGGTAGCAAAAAGTTGCGTTTTGTCGATCTACAGGCTAGTTTCGCAGGACTGTAGGCGTTTCAAGGCCGTTTCGCCGCCGGCCGCGCTCTGGCCTGGCTGCGTCGATGCCCCCCGCGTACAATCGGCAGTATAATTTCGCGAATTATCAACTGCTGAACCCGACGGCGCCGCTGGTCGGGTCGCAGCACGACTCCGAATACAACGCGATCAAGGTCGCCATCGATTCGCTGATTTCGGACCTCGGGCTGATCCAGGCGGACGACGGCACACTGCAGAACGGCATCATCCGGCCGCAGCACTTGGCGTCGGATTTCATCACGGGCATTGCTGCTCCGGTCGCGTGGACGACGGCTACAAACTACACTGAAGCCGACACTGTCTTTTTCGAAGCCAAACTATACTCCTGCGTAACGTCGCATCTGTCGGGGACGTTCTCGATCGATCTGGCGGCGGGCAAATGGGCGCTGGTTGCGGATTTTGCTTCTGCGGTCGATGACGCGGTCAACATCACGTTTGACCCGCAAGGCGCAATCGAAGCGACCAACGTCCAGGAAGCGATCGAGGAGGCTGCGGTTGACGCGGCGGCTGCGTTGGATGCCCTGGCCGCCGGCGACTTCCTGGTCAAGACAGCGTTCTCCTCCGGCAGTGCCGAGCGTGTCGTCACTGACACCACGACGGTCATATGGAATTGGGCGACGGCGGGGCAGGCCAAGGCGGAGCACGCGCGCCCGGTCGTTGCGATCACGGCGACCGGCTCGCTGACGGCGGCGCAGAAATTCTCGCTGGTGATGGTCGACACGACGTCCGGCGCGGTCGACCTGACGATGCCGCCGCTGGCTTCGGAGGATGCCGGCTGGTACGTCGACATCATAAAAACGAACACGGGCGCGAGCCCGCTGTTCATCCTGCCGCCGGCCGGCACGATCCTGTCGGGCGGTCAGGCCGTTTCGAAGACCCGGCGCTGCATCCCCCACGTCGTGTTCCGGATCTACTGGACTGGAACGCTCTGGATCGCCGAGCGGTGTGAGAAGGCGCCGCTCGGCGCCGTGATTGATCTCACCACCGCGGCGTTGCCGGTGGGGTATGAGTGGCCGAACGGCCAGACCCTGGCGAGTGCGTCGACGAACTACCCCGATTTCTACAAGGCGAACGGCGATAGCGGTGTGACGTGCGACCTTCGCGGCCGGGTGTCGGCCGGCAAGGACGACATGGGCGGCTCGTCGGCGAACCGGCTGACGGACCAAAATGGCGGGTTGGACGGCGACACGCTCGGCGACACTGGCGGCTCCGAGACACATACAATCACTGCGGCTGAGAGTGCGACCCTGGCGTACAACTCCGTGGTCACGGACCCAGGGCACAGCCATAAGTTCAACGAGGCCGGTACGCTTCTGGTGCGCACCACCAAGGCTGGCGGCGGGGAAGAGTATCAGACGACAGGGGGGTCGGAGGAGATCGCGGAGGCGCCCAGCGCTGTCTACCCCGCCACGACCGGTATCACGGTCGCTACGACGTCGGACGCAAGTGACGATCCGCACAACAACGTGCAGCCGACCATCATCCTCAACAAGATCCTCGTGGTGGAATGATGGCCTCGCTCGACGAAATCTCGTTCACGCTCGGGCAGCTCACCAACAGCGTGCGGCGGCTGGAAACGCTCGCCGAGCGGCATGACGAAAAAGCCGACGCGATCGAGGCCAGCGTGCGGCGCGTCGAGGCCGGCGTGAAGCCGTTGACGGACAAGGTGGCGGCGATGGAGCCACATGTCGATCACTACAAGAAGGTCAGGCGGTTCGGCACGAGCGTTGCCGCGACTGTCATGGTTGTAGCAGGGACCGTCGGCGGGGCAGCGAGCAATTACCTTTTCAGGAAATTCGGAGGGTGAATGGCTGCCAAGCCATTGAGTGACGCGCAATGCAAGGAAGCTGTTCGTTTGCTGGAGCAGCACGGCACGCAAGTGGCGGCGGCATTGGCGGGCAACATACCGCGCGCGACGTTCGAGAACCGGCTGCGGGAAGCGAAACGCCGCGGTTTCGTACCGAAACTGCCGCCGAAGCCCGTGCCATACAAAATCGGCGGCGACCCGAAGGATCGCGAAATCATCCGTCTGCGCGACGAGAAGGCGAGGCTCGAAGCGGAGTTGAAAGCGGCGCACCGCAAGACGCTCGATGATGAGGCCGTGCGCGAGATGCTGGGCACGTTGGGCGCAAAGCCGGCGCAACCGCCGGAGTGGCTGTTGCGCGTTCCGGCACGGCGGGCCGGCGGCGCGACATCCGAAGTGCCGGTTGTCATGTTCGGCTGCTGGCACCGCGGCGAGGTGGTGTCGCGCGCCGAGACGAACGGCGTCAACGAATACAATTCGCAGATCATGGAGGAGAGGGCGCGGCGCGTGGTCGAGCGCGTCATCAACCTCGCGGCGGAGCACGGGCCCGGCAATTATCCCGGCATCGTCGTCAACGTGCTCGGCGACATGGTTAGCGGCGGCTTGCATCCGGAATTGCAGAAGACAGACGACGAGCCGCCAATCGTTTCGGCGCTGCGCACGCGCGACATTCTGGTGTGGGCGCTGACCCGATTGGCGGACGTGTTCGGTCAGGTCTACGTGCCAGCTACCTGCGGCAATCACGGCCGCATGACGCTGAAGCCGGAGTTCAAGGAGTATGCCTACAAGAATGCGGACTGGTTGATCTACCAAATGCTGCTGCGGCATTTCGCTGACACGAAGGACGACCGCGTGAAGCTTGATGTGCGGCCGTCGAATGAGGTGTTTTACCGCGTCTATGGCAAGCGGTTCCTCGCGATGCACGGCGATATGCTGGGCGTGAAAGGCGGCGACGGCATCATCGGCAGTCTCGGGCCGATCGCCCGCGGCGAGGTCAAGACGCGCGGATCGAGCGCGTCGTCCGGCATGGAATATGACCACCTCCTGATTGCGCACTGGCACCAGGCGCTATGGCTGCCGCGGGTGACGGTCGTCAACACACTGAAGGGCTGGGATGAATATGCGAAGAACTCGCTGCGTGCGACGCCGACAGCGCCGTCGCAGTCGTTGTTCTTCGTGCATCCGCTCTGCGGCATCACGTCGCGCTGGGAGGTGTATGCGGAAAAGCAGGATAAACCGAAAGCCGCCGAGTGGGTGTCGGTGTTCGATCCGGGCAAGGCGGCATGAGTATCGAGCTTCAACTGAAGGCGGCGAAGCGGATGCTCGCGGTGAAGACCGCGGGCGACGACATGCTCGCCTTCATGAAGCTCATAAACCCCGATCCGAAGGACATCGACGACGTCGAGAAGAGCCGCTTTCAGGAAACGCCGCTCGCGCGCATGCTGTGCCAGATCGTGCAGAAGGTGCAGCGGCGCGAGATGAAGCGCGTGGCCGTCTCGGTCGGCCCGCAGATGGGGAAGAGCGAAGTGCTGTCGCGCGGGGCGCCGGCGTGGTGCTTCGGTAAAGACCCGTACCTGAATCAAATCCTGGGCACCTATAACCAGCCGTTCGCCGACGAGTTCGGCGATGCCGTTCGCGCGATCATGAATGGGCCGAGCTACGCGCAGGTGTTTCCGCAATGCGAGTTGCGCAAAGGTGGCGCGGCCAAGGACTTGCTTGTCACGACGAGCGGCGGTCGCGCGGCGTTCGTCGGCCGCGGCGGCTCCGGTACCGGGAAGCCGGCCGATATTTTTTGGGTCGACGATCCGCTCAAGGACGACAAGGAAGCACAGTCGGACACGACGCGCAACGAGGTGTGGAATTGGTTCCAGAAGGTCGCGATGACACGCTGCCACGACGGCTCGTCGATCGTGATTGTCCATACTCGCTGGCACCAGGACGACTTGATCGGGCGGCTGTGCGATCCGGAACACCCGGAGCGTAACAAACTCTACAAGGGCATCGCAGAGCGGTGGCAATACATCAACCTGCCGGCCGTGATCGAGGACAAGAAACTCGCGAAGGCACTCGACCTGACGCTCGATCCGCCGACCAATCCGGACGTCATTTCGATGTTCGGCACGAAGCCGATGTCGTCGATCTGGCCGAAGCGCAAGTCGCTGGGGTTCCTGGCTGAAGCGAAGCTGATGGATCCGCAGGGGTTTAACGCGCTCTATATGGGCAAGCCGACGCCGGATGACGGCGACTATTTCAAGTCGGATTGGCTGGTCGAGTACGAGGCGGAAGAACTGCCGCCGCGATTGGAGAAGTATGGCGCGTCCGACCATGCCGTGTCCGAGAAGCAGGGGCGCGACTACAACGTGCTCGGCTGCGTCGGTGTCGACGAACAGGACACGATATGGGTGCTGCCCGATCTGGTGTGGGAACGCCAGAAGACCGATCGCACCGTCGAGGACATTTTGACTCTTATGAAGACGCACGAGCCATTCATGTGGTGGCTCGAAAGCGAACTGATTTCGAAGTCGTTCGGGCCGTTTCTCGAAAAACGCATGCATGAGGACAGCGTTTACGTGCCGCTCGATCCGGTCATCGTGTCGAAGGACAAACAGACCCGCGCCCGCGCGATCCAGGGGCGCCTCGCGCACAAGAAGGTGCGCTTTCCGCGGTTCGCGCGCTGGTGGCCGGACGCCAAACAGCAGCTCTTGCGGTTCCCGAACGGCGCCAATGACGACTTCGTCGACTGGCTGTCGCACATCGGGCTCGGGCTGCTCAAGCAGCTAAAGCCCTCGACTGAGCAGTCGAAAGATGGGAATAATGTCGTCCGCACCGGCTCCCCGGAGTGGATGTTGGCCAAGATGCGGCGCGACTCGGAGCGCGAGAAGCGGCGAAAAGCTGTTGCGGGATGGTAAGCTATGCTGACTGAGTTCAAGGACGATCCGAACGACAAAGCCGTGTCGAAGCCTATGGAAGGGCAGTCGCCCGACGTGTTCGAAGTCGATCCGGCGCGCAAGGCGTTGGTCGAGCAGTGGGCCACGCGCATCAAGGCGTCGAAGAAGTATTTCAAAAAAGACTTCGACCGCATGGACAAGTGCATGCAGCTCGCCGCTGAGGGCGCGGACGAGAAATGGCTTGAAGCCGACCAGTATGTCGTGCCGATCATCAACCGGCATATCAATCAGGCGGTCGCCCAGCTCTACGCCAAGGATCCGCGAGCGGTCGCGACACGGCGCCGGAAGATGCTGTTTCAGGTGTGGGATGGCGATCCGCAGACCTATGCCGCCGCGCTGATGGCGACGCAGCCGCCGGTCGATCCGATGACGGGGGCGGCGATGCCGATTCCAGTCGACCCGATGACCGGCGCGCCGGCGTGGCAGCCGGACCCGAACGCGATGGCGATCGTGTCGGAAGTGCAGGCAGCGGTCGAATACAACAAGATGACCGAGAAGATCGGTCAGACCAATGAAATTCTCTGGAAGTATTTCACCGGCGAGCAGGCGAACGGCTTCAAGCAGCAGATGAAGGCGGCGGTGCGTCGCACCAAGGTTTGCAGCGTGTCGTGGGTGAAACTGCTGTTCCAGCGCGAGCTGAAGAAGCAGCCGGAGATCGGCGCGCAGATCGATGACGCGACCAGCCAGATCGCCGCGATCGAGGCCCGCCAGCAGCAGATCGCCGAAGGGGAGGTTCAGAGCGACGATCCGAAGCTGGACGAGCTGCGTAACCTGCTCCGGCAGTTGCAGGAGAGCGAGTATGTCGTCACGCGCGAAGGCCCGGTATTCGACTTTCCCCGCTCGAAGGAAATCATCATCGACAAGAAATGCCGGCATCTGAAGACGCTCGCCGGCGCGCGCTGGCTGGCGCATGAGTTCGAGATGACGCCGGACGAAATTCTTGAGACCTACAAGATCGACGTGAAGCAGCGCTTCACCGAGCACAAGGCGGAATGCCCTGACGACGAGGAGGACTCGACTGTCGCCAAGGTCTACGAGGTGCAGGACAAGAAGCTCGGGCAGTGTTTCACGATTGTCGAGGGCTATCCGGATTTCGTCAAGGAGCCGTATGACCCCGATGTGAAGATCGAACGCTTCTTCACGCTGTTCCCGCTCGTGTTCAACGAGATCGAGCACGACAAGAAGCTGTATCCGCCGTCCGACGTGTGGCTGCTGCGGCACCCGCAGGCTGACATGAACCGGGCGCGCGAGTCCTTGCGCGAGCACCGCCTGGCGGCGCGGCCGAAATACGCGACGCCGAAGGGCGTACTTGATAAGGCCGACAAGGACAAGCTCGAAACAGGGGCTGCGCATGTCGTGGTCGAGCTGAAAGGGCTGCGCCCCGGTCAGCGCATTGCGGAGCTTCTGCAGGAAGTGCCGTCGGCGAAGATCGACCCGAACCTCTACGAAGTGAATGCGCAGTATACCGACGTGCTGCGCTCGGTCGGCAGCCAGGAAGCCAATCTTGGCGGCACCTCCGATTCCAGCGCAACGGAAAGCTCGATCGCGGAGAGCAGCCGGCAGGCGTCGCTCGCGGACAATGTCGACGACCTCGACGACATGCTGACCGAACTGGCGCGGGCGTTCTCGCAGCTCTGCCTCATGGAGCTGTCGATCGACACCGTGAGGGAGATCGCCGGCCCCGGCGCCATGTGGCCAGATGTGCAGGGCAACCGGCAGGAGATTGCGAAAGACCTGCTGCTCGACATTCAGGCGGGCTCGTCCGGCCGGCCGAACAAGGCGGCCGACCTCGCCAACATGGAACGCGGCATGCCGTACCTCGTGCAGATTCCCGGCATCAATCCGAAAGGAATTGGCAAGAAGTACGTCACGCTGCTTGACCTCGATCCCGACGAGATCATGTTGGAAGGCATGCCGTCGATCGTGGCGCAGAACGCCATGGCCTCGAAGGCAGGGCAGGCGCAGCCGGGCACCGGCGATCCGGAGAGCGACCCCAATCAGCAGGGCGGGGAGGGCGCGCAGAACGCGCCCGGCCCCGGCCGCAACGAGAACGAACCGGGCGCCCAGCCGGCATATCCGGCACCCTCTTGACCGCCATGTCGAAAGATGGGAATATTGTCTAACTTCAAGGAGACGCTATGACCGGCTCGTCACCGGAGGCTGCACCGATCGAGGCGGATCCCGCCGAAGTCAGTCAGCCGGACGCCCAAGACTCCGCGGTCCCGTCCGCTGCGAATGAAGGCCAAGGCGAAAAGTCGCTTCTCGACAGCGTCACTGACGCTCTCGGAGCGCGTGAGCAAGAGCCGTCGCCAAGCTCTGAGCGGGATCCAGCCGATCCTGCCGCCCCCCAAGCGGTGGAAGGCGAGGCGAAAGTCGAACCCAACGCCGACGACCCTCTCGGTGAACTGACCGACGAGGAGTTGAAGAGGTACGGCCCGAAGACACAGCGGCGCATGCGCCAGCTCTTGCAGGAGCGCGGCGAGGAGCGTCGGAAAGCGGAAGCCTTGAGCCCCAAGGCAGAAGCCTACGACAAGATCGCCGAGTACGCGAAACAGAACCGGCTCTCCCATGAGGATGTCGGCATTGTTCTCGAACTCGGCGCGCTCATTCGCAACGACCCAGAGAAGGCGTTCGAAAGGCTCACACCGATCTACCGCAAGCTTGCGGAAAATGTCGGTGCGGTTCTTCCGGACGATCTGCAGGAGCGGGTCAATCTTGGTTATCTGACCAAGGAGGATGCCGCCGAACTCGCGAAGCTTCGCAGCACCAAGTCTCTGACCGAGACGAAGCTGAAGGAGCAGAACGAGCAGACAGAGCAGAACCGCCAGCGTCAGCAGACGGAAGTGCATGTCAATACGTGTCGGACGACCGCCAACGCTTGGGAAGCGGCAAAGAAAGGTTCGGACCCCGATTGGAACCTGAAGCAGGAAGAGATTGGGCGCCGAGTACGGCTTGCAGTCCTGGAAAAAGGCTATCCGCCGACCCAGGATGACGTGGTGAAGATGCTCGATGGCATCTTGAAGGACGTGAACGACTGGCTTGGTCGGCTGCGTCCGCGACCCACAGCAAAAACCCCTGTCATCGGAACTGCTTCGTCGCGGTCGAACGCCGAGCCGAGGTCTGCATTGGAGGCAGCCGAATTGGCTCTCAGCGCTCGATCCTAAAAGGACGAGGGACTGAACAATGCCGTTCACTATGGAGCAGGTGCAGAACGTCGCCAATTCGACGCTCGACTTCTATATGAAGAAGGGCACGCCGCGCGACCAGCACATCCAGGACAAACCGCTTCTGTCGCGCATCCGCAAGAAGCAGAAGTCGATCCCCGGCGGCAAAGGCCGCGTGGACATGCCTGTCGTGCTTGAGACCGTCTCGGCGCTGCAGGGCTTCGAGTACGACGATCAGGTGGATTACGGCTCGCCGGCGAAGATCCGCCGGGTGTCGTTCCCGTATCGTCTCTTCCATATCGGCATCCAGTTTTCGATGCACGAGCTGATCCACGACGGCATCTCCGTCGTCGACTCCTCGGACGGCAAGAAGACGACCGAGCACTCCAAGCGCGAGCTGACCATGCTCGTGAACATCCTGGAGCACAAGATTCGCGACATGGATGAGGGGTTCGACAAGGACCTCAACACGCTCATGTGGCGCGACGGCACGCAGTCGGCGCTGGCCTTCCCCGGCCTGACGTCGTTCATCGTGGACGATCCCACGGCGGCGACCGTGGTTGGCGGCATCGATCAGGCCGCGAACGCCAAGTGGCGCAACCGCGCGAACCTGGCGATCCCCCTCGGCGACACCACCGGCGCGAGCCAGGCGGTGGCGATCACGCTCGACAACGAACTGCCGCAGCTTCGCCGCTACGGTGGCAAGCCGAGCGTCGGCTTTGCGGGCTCCGACATGATCGAGCGCCTGAAGCTGGAATACCGGTACAAGGGCCTCTATACGCAGACCGGCTTCAACAAGAAGGTCGACATGGCCACCGGCGACATCGAGATCGACAACATCCAGATCTTCTACGATCCGACCCTGGACGATCTCGGCTACGACAAGCGCCTATACATCATCGACGAAAGCCGGACGTTCCCGTTCGTCGTCGAGGGCGAGGACGAGAAGAAGCACAACCCGGCGCGTCCGGAAGACAAGTACGTCTTCTATATGGCGAAGACCTGGGTTGGGGGCATGGCGTGCGAGCAGCGTAACGGCTGCGGCGTCTACGCCTTCACGTAACCGCGGTGTAGAAAGAAAGGAACGATCATGTTCGACGTAATCGAAACGACCCTCTCCGCGGACGTTGCGCAGAACGGCGCCTTCACGGTGTCGTACCCGGCGAACCGCAGCGCTGGCGACTATGTCGGTGCTCACGCGCACGAAATGTTCGCGCTCATGACCCTGCGGCGTGCGCCGGAGGATTTCACGGTGGCGTTCACCACGACCATCACCGTGACCTACAAGGGCGCAACGACCCTTCCGGCCGGCGCTGCGGTGAAACTGCAGCTCGACCGGCTCGGGACGGATGACGGCGCCCCGGAAAAGGTGATGCCGGTGGACGGCATCACTCGGGCGCCGATCCACATCCTCAACCTCGGCAGTCCTGTCACGGCGGACGCAGACGGCATCCTGAAAGATGCTTCGGCAACCGACTCCGCGCAGGCTTACGACAGCGCCGACTTCGTCACGACGTTCGACGGTACGCTCGACGTGCCGCGCAACCTCACGGCGACCGGCACGGCGGACTCCAACCATGTCGTGACTGTCACCGGTACCGACGCTTTCGGGCAGACGGTCAAGGAGGCGCTGACCCTCAGTGGCACGAACGTCATTGCGGGCAAGAAGGCGTTCAAGACCGTGACCTCGGTCGCGGTCGCGATCGGCGCCGCGGGCGACACCTTCGACCTCGGTTGGGGCGACGTGCTCGGCCTGCCGGCCTACCTGCCGGACAACTCCTACCTCGTCGGCGAGATGGAGGACGGCGTCATCACCCGGTCTCCGGACCTCGTGATGCTGCATGTCGACAGTCCGTCGCTTGCGGACGCCGGGCAGGCTTATGTCACATCACCGGTCGATGGCGAGGTCGTAGCGGTTTACGCGACGACCAACACCGTCTTGGGCACCGCCGACGCCACGCTCACGGTGAAGACCGCGGCGGGCACCGTCGGCACGATCACTATTGCGTTCTCCGGAACGGCGGTGGGCGTGGTCGACAGCCTGACGTCCAGTCTCGCGAATGCGACCGTGGCCAAGGGTGCAACGGTCGAGATCGAGAACGATGCCGCTCCGTCGGCGGGCCAGGCGGTCTACACCGTCGTCATCCGCCCGACCGGAGCACAGAAAGGCACCCTGACCGCGGGCGTGGCTTCGGCCGCTACCGCGACCACGGGCGACGTTCGCGGTACCTACGACCCTGACACGGCCTGCGACGGCGAGACTTCGTTCGCGCTGCTCGCAATCCTGCCGGATCCGGCGAACCGCGGCGTGCCGCAGTACGACGGCTAATCTCTCCTGAACTGAAGGGGCGGGCCAACAGCCCGCCCTTTTCCCTTCCAGCGACAACACGGAGGCTCGCGACCGCCAATGAAGCTCTACAAGTGCAAAGTCCGTCTTCACGCCAACCCGAACGACGAGGTTCGCAAGAAAGACGTCACCGCAGCCGAAATCAAGCTGCTGCGGCTGCTCCACGGCGAGGATGCCGTAATCGAGATTTCAGTCAGCGGCGAGGCCGACCGCGGCGAAATGGAAGAGCGCGACCGCCTGGCGCAAGCCTATGGCGAAAAGCCGGTCATCAAACTGTTCGGCGTTCCTGTTGCCAAGATCGAGCAAGAGATCGTCGATCCGATGGCAGAACTCGAAGCCGCGCAACCGGCGCCCCTGCCGGTCGGCGAACGCATCTCACCGGAAGCCCTCGCCGCGCAGCAGGACGCCGGCAAGAGCAACAACCTGTTCGAGTAAGCGATGGCCCGCGGCTCTCAATTCCTGACGATGCTCACGATGTTGCGGAGCGAGCTTGGTCGCTCCGACAACGTCGCCGTGGGCGTCGCGGACATGCCGCAACTCAAGCAGAAAATCAATGCGGTCTACGAACAGGCATACGCCGACTACGACTGGCCGCATCTCGTGACGCACTTTACGAAAATCCCGCTGGCCGCCGGTCAGCGGGTCTACGACGTGCCGTCGACCCTCGATTACGACCGCATCATGGGCACGTTCATCTGGTGGAACCAGAAGTGCAGCCCGATCAAGCGCGGCATCTCGATCAACGATTACAATGCTTTCAGCAGCCCGGATAACGAGCGGTCGAGCCTCGTGATGAAGTACGACATCCGCTTCACCGGCTCGACGGAGCAGGTCGAGGTGTGGCCGATTCCCTCGGACGATGACACCCAGGAACTGCAATTCGTCGGCATCCAGAAGTTCGCCAAGCTCGTCAATCACGCCGACGTCTGCAAGCTCGACGATTCCTATGTCGTGCTCATGGCCGCCGCCGCAACGACGACCGACGAGAAGGAGCAGGAGCGCTTTCTCGGCCGCGCGGCCGACCGCTGGCGAACGCTCACAGCGAACGCCCGCTCCGACGAACCCGACTTCCGGCTCAACCTCGGCTCTGAAGAGCACGACCCGTACAAGGGCGTAACGATCCGGGTGAGCTGATGGCCCAGGTCGTCATCTCCGATTTCAAATACGGCGAGGACCGAACGCGCCCGCGCATCGCCGGCGTGCCCGGCACCCTCTGGCTCGGCGAGAACGTCCATATCGGCCGCGGCGGCGACATCGAGCGCGCCAAGAAATTCGTGCCGATCTATGAGTCCCTTGACGACACGTTTGGGCTCGGGCAGGTTCGTGGTCAGCTATTCGTGTTCGGCTCTGACGACCTCGCGGCCTCCGTCCCGAACGGCTTGCAGTATCAACGCTTGCAGGCGCCGAACACGCCGGACATGGTGGCCGTCCTCAGCAACACGACTTTCAACGGCGCGCACTACGTCATCGCGGAATACAACGACGGCAATATCCACCATTTCTACGACGGTACGCGGAACGACGAACTCGACGCACTGATCGATGCTGCGGCGACATACGATACCCTCGCCGAGTATCTGGCGGAAAAGCTGAACGCCGACGCCGCGGTCGAAGCCTTGTCCTACGGCGATACGATCCTCATCACGGCGAACACGGCCGGCACCGCGTTTACACTGACCTCGGCGACGGTCGACAACGGCGGCACCAACGACCAGGTGGCGACCGTCAGCACCGTGCAGGCGAACGTGGCTGCTGTAGCCGAGGTGCAGGCCACCGGCACGGTTACGATTACCGGCGGCACGCGCGATCCGGGCGTTAACACGATAAGCTCGGTCACAGTCGACGGCACTGAACTCCTCGATGCGGCTGTCGATTGGGTGACGTCGCACAGCGCGACGGCGACCGCATTGGCCGTTGCGATCAGCAACGGCACGTCGGATCACGGCTTTTCGGCCGCGGCCGACGGCGCCGAGGTCACGATCACCGCGGCCCCCGGCACCGGCGCAACTCCGAACGGTGACGTCGTGGACGCCACCGTGACCGGCGACGTGACGACTACGGACGTCAACATGGCCGATGGCGTGACTGCCGTCACCGCTGTCGCGCAGATCAGCAAGGTCGTGTTCGGCGGCACGTTCGAGGCGACCGACAAATTCACGCTCACTCTGAACGGCACGAACTATGTCGCGACCGGCAGGGCCTCCGCGCACGCGACGCATTGCTTCACCTACAAGGGCCGGGTCTATCTCACCGGCGGCTCCGCCTACCGCTATCCGAAGCTCAACGATCCATCGGATTGGACCGATACCAACGTGTCGACCGGCGCCGGCTTCATCAACATGGCCAATGATTCGGAAGGCAACGAGCGCCTTGTCGTGTCCGGCCAATACAATAACAACGTCGCGATCTTCTCGCGCAAGTCGGTGCGCGTCTACACGATCAGCACCGATGCCGAGGATAATGCGTTTCAACAGACGATCGAGAACACCGGCACGCTCGCGGCGCGCTCGGTCTCCGGCTTCGCCACGACCGAAGTGCTCTACCTCGACGAACCGGGCATCCGCTCGCTGCAGGTCCGCGACATCAACGGCAACGCCTATGTCGACGATATTGGCTCGCCGATCGATCCTTTCGTGAAGGAATGGATCGACAGCCAGAGCGAGGAAACCGTCGCGCGAGCGGTCGCTACCGTCGAGCCGATCGATGGCCGGTACATGCTGGCTGTCGGGACGCGGGTGTTTGTGCTGTCTTACTTCCCCCGCAAGAAGGTCACAGCATGGTCGCATTACGACCTCGATTTCACCATCACGGATTTCGCGCGGATCAAGCGCCGGCTCTACTGCCGGGACGTGGACACGATCTATCTCTACGGCGGCGCCGACGGCGCGACCTATCCGGATGACGACGAGCAGGTCGCCAAGGTGCATCTGCCGTTCGTCGCGGCGCAGAACCCGGCGCTCTTTAAGAGATGGTTAAGCTTCGACATGGCTTGCACGGGCGTATGGAGCGTCAAGTTTCTGGTCGATCCGGACGACGAGAACAAGTTTATCGAGGCCGGCACCGTCTCGCAGAACACCTACACCCTGCCGGCGTTCGGCCTGGTTGGCGAACACCCGATGGTGGCCGTGGTAGCGGAGTGTTCGACGGCTGGAGAAGCGTCGATCTCCAACATCACCATGCACTATAAGGCCATGCAGGCGGAGTAGAAAATAAGGCTGACAACAGCCCGACAAAGGGCTAAATTGTCGACAGCGTGCGCTCGACGCCCGGTTTCGCCGTGCCGGAAACACCTTGTTTTGAGGCGCCGCTATGAGCTGGCTGAGTGACCTTTTCGGGGGCGGGTCGAATGACCAAGTCGCCCACCAGCAGGAGCTGCAGGCGAAGCAGCAAAAGAAAATCTACGAAGAGCAGGCGGCTGCCGCGCGCCGCCAACAGCGCGAGATGGAGCGCCGGGAGGCCGAGCGCCAGGGCAACATTCTCGCCGGCAACTCAGCGATCGATGACGCCTTCTCGCAATTCAACGACGACTACTTCACCGGCGCGCAGAACAGCTATCAAGGCTATTACGTGCCGCAGATCGACACCCAGCGCGGAGAAGCGCTCGACAAGCTGACGGCGCAGCTCGCCGGCCGTGGCTTGCTGGAGTCGACCGTCGGCGCCAGCAAGATCGCCAAGCTCAACCAGACCGCCGACGAGGCCAAGGTGCGCGTCGGCAACGAGGCCGTCGACTTCGGCGCGTCGCTGCGTGGCAAGGTCGACGCCTCGAAGAACAGTCTTTACGACTTGTCCAAGAGCGCAGCGGACCCGTCGCAGGTCGGTGCTCGGGCGACCGGCGAGGCGACCACCCTCGCGCAGACCGGCGCTATCGCGCCGTCGGCGCCGCTCGGCGATCTGTTCGGCAGCATCCTCTCGCCGCTCGCATACGGCGCGCAGGCGTACGTCAATTCCCCGCAGCGAAAGGCGACGAGCACGAACTTCGCGCCGACGTCCGGTAGCGGCTCCTCCTCGGTGTTCGGCTGATGTTTGACCCCATCTCTCTCGGCATCATGGCCGCCTCCGCGGCGGCGAGCGGCATCAGCGGCGCGGCGAAGAACAAGACTGCCGCGCAGAACCAGGTCGGCCAGATCCAGTATTACATGGATCAGGCTGCGCAGGATGCGGCCGCCGCCAAGGAGCGCAATCGCGTCCTCGATCAGTATCTCGGCCGGCAGGACGAGTGGGTCGCGCAGAACCAGGGCGACCTGAACACCGGCATTGCTGGCTTCCTGCCGGATGCGCAGGAGATGCAGCGCACCGGCCTCGAAGGCGCTCGCGGAAGCTCGATCGATGCCGCGCTCGGCGCCCCGAACGCCGGTTCGAGCGACGTGGCCTTGCGTAAAGGAGCGCCCAATTTCGTCACCGACACGATCGACAAGAAGGTCTCGGAGGCCCGCGACCTCGCGCGTGACTCCGGCATGAAGCTCGCCCGAATGGGCTCCTACGGCGATACCTGGCAGCAGAACAATCGGGCGATCGGTGGCACCGGCCACAAGATCGACACGACCAATACGATCGCGCGGGGCAATGCGTCTTTGATCCCTTATGCGCAGGATCTCGCCGAGTTTCAGGTGCGCAAGCCGATCACTCCTCCGGCGCAGCAGCAGAACCCGTGGTGGACGTCGGCGCTCGACGGCGCGGCCAAGCTCGGGAGCGCTTACGCCGGTGCGAACCTCATGGGCGCGCCGGTCGCTGCGGCTGCGCCCAACCCGATGGCGGGTGGCGGCATTTGGGCGGGGCTGTAAGCCATGGTCGCACTCATTGGAAATCGCAAGGCAGTCTCCTTCGGCAACCCGACGACCGGCAATCCGTCGCTCGGCGATGCTTTCACGCTGCTCGCCAAGCCGTACCTCGACACCCTCACGCCTGCGATCAAGCGGCAGAGTTTGTTCGATGCTGAGCGCAAGGCCGCCGGCGTCGCGAGCGTAGATGAAGCGATCCAGGCCGCCAAAACGAGCGGCGGCCTGCCGAACATCTACGACCTTGCGTCAGGTGGCGTGCGGGGCGGCATGACGGGCGCCAATGTCGGCGACTATAATCTTCTGCTGGCCTCGGGCGTCAAAGGCGCTCAATCCCGAGAGGCGACCGATGCCGCTTTCGGCTCGGGCAAGAACTATGGCAGCACCTACCACGGCACGCAGGACCAGTTGCAGAACGCCCGCACCCTGCAGGCCATGCAGGAGGCGACCAAACTCAAGGTCGAGGCGCAGAAGCCGCAGACCGTGCTCGTCAACGGTGTGCCGACAGTCGTCCGCCAGAGCGAGTCGTATGGCCAGCCGGCCAGCGTCGGTATGGCCGAGCAGCAGGGCGCGCTGCTGCGCGACAATTGGGATCGTCTGCCGGACCTCGGTGAAGAGCAGAAGAAAGCCATCGGTGCCTTGCCGCCGACCGAACGGACGCTCAACTATGTCGCGCCAAATCCCGCCGGCGGCGTCTCCCGCGGCCGGACGGTCGACGGCCGAACCGACATGACGACAGGCCAGCCGCTTCCCGCGAGCGCGCAGGTCGTGTCCCCCACCAACCAGGGCGGCACCGGCCCGTTCACGCCGGACGCCACCGATTCGCGGGGCCTTCGCGCACGGCTGCAGGCGAACAAGGAAGTGGTCGACCTGGCCGATCGTATTCGCAACATCGTCTCGAACGACGCGACGGTCGTCGGCCCGACCGGCAATGTGCGCCGCCTGTCGCAGAACGCGGTCGATACGCTCAACAACGTCGGCACTCTGTTCGGAGATCCGGAGAGGTTTACCGGCGCTCTGGCGCAGACGCAGAGCGAGGCCGTTTCCAAAGGGGTCAATCCGTCAGTCATCATGGGGCTGTTCGACCCGAATGCGTCCAATATCGTCAAGATGAACAGCCTCTTGCTCTATAAGGCTGCGGCCGCTCTGGCGGGGCAGTCCGGCCGCGAGGTGTCCGACAAGGACATCATCCACCTTACGAGCATTGTCGGCGATCCGGCGTCGTGGCTGGAGGGCTCGCAGCAATATCTCAACGGCATCAAGTTCGTCCGCGACATCGCAGCGCAAGGCGCGCAGAACGCCGAGCAGGCGCTTGCTGCGGGGGACGTGCGAGGGACGCCCTCGGCCTCGTCTGAAACGCCGTCTGCGCAAGGGCCTTCGCCCGACGGCGTCCTGCGCTGGGAGCGCGGACCGGACGGTCGCCCGCGCCGGGTGCAGTAATGCCGAAGATTGTCGAGTTTGAAGGCGCCCGACACGAATTTCCTGATGACTTTACTGATCAGGAAATCTCGGATGCTTTGGCCGGGGCTTCGGCGCCGGCTGCTCCGGCAGCCGCAGTTCCTGCTCCGGCTGCGCAGGCGGCCCCGGTTGCGTCTAGCGCCCCGCTCATCAACCGGCAGGTTCGCGCCGGGCTGCAAGGTGCAGGCAAAGGCGTGGCTGAACTGGCGTCGCTCCCGTTCGACTTGACGAACGCGGGGGCGAACATCCTGCTCGCCGGCGCCGACAAGGCGTCGCAGTTTGTGGGCGGGCCGAAGCTCGATTTCCGCTTTCCTTCCACATCGGAGGAGATTGCGGGCCTCATCAGCAAGGGCGCCGAGTCCGTAGGGTACGACGTGCTCGACCCCCGTGCGATGTCGGGTCGGGAGCGCCTTGCTTATGACGTGAACCGGTTCGGCACGCAAGCCGCCGGTGGCGCATATGGTTTGGCGCGCGCAGCTTCCGCTCGCGCTCCAGAGATCGCGGCGGGCGCCGGACATCGTTTCGGCGACCCTTTCCTCCGTTCCTACATGGGCGAGAACATCGGCAAGACTATCGCCGGTGACGCAGCCGCCGCTGCGGGTAGCGGGGTCGGCGCTGCCACCGCGCACACTTACGCGCCCGACAGCCCGATCGCGGCGGCGTTCGCGCCGCTCGTTGGCGGGGTCGGCGGAATCACTGCCTTGACCGCGGGGGCGGCAGGAGTGAAAGGCGCAGCCAGCGCCGCGGGCCGTCCCTTCGGCATGCACCTCGACAAGAACGTCAATGTCGATCCGGAAACCCTGTTGCCGACAACCAAGAAGGCGTCGGACATGGCGGCTGGCGTGATCCAGAACGAAGCGGCGGACCCTCAATCGATCCCCGGTTTCGTGCGCAGCAATCGGGAAGCCATGCAAAACCTGAGCGAGCCCCCGACAGCGTTCCAGTTGAGCGAAGACCCTGGCCTTGCGGCGCTCGACCGCACGATTGGTATGCAGAACCCCGGCAAGGAGATGGCGCGGCAGCGGCGCTTCCAATCCGGCGTGCGCGATGCCGTTGACGCTTCCGTGCCGGAGGGCGCGACGCCGGAAGCGCTTGTCGGCAAAGCGCAGCAGACGGCGGATGAACGCATGTCCGCTGCTGAAGGAAAGGTGGCGCGGGTCGAGAAGCGGCAAGGCGACTTGGCGCGCATCCGATCCACACACGGCGAAGAGGTGTCCGACTATCGGGGGGAAGGGGTGCCTGCCAGCCAGGAGTTGCACGACGTGCTTGTCGAGAGTGGGTACAAACCCGCTCGCGCTGCCAAGAACGAAGCGTTTGCCGCTATCGACCCCGACAAGAGCCGGATGATCGATGCCGCGCCTCTGGTCGAAGCCGCGACCAAAGTGCGCGATTCGGTCAACAAGCTTGGGCCGCAGAAGGAGCAACTGCCTGCGGAGTTCGTGCAGCGACTTGAATCGCTCACCCCGGACGGCGGCGCTGCGACCGTCGCCGCCGGTGATGTAGCCGATCTGCGCAAGTACCTGTCAACAGCCTACGACAAGGCGCAGCGCGCCGGCAATTTCACCTTGGCGGACAGCATCTCCGACTTGCGCCGGGCGGTGAACAAAACGCTGGAAGACATTCCGGAGGCTGCCGAGGCGACCACGCAATATAAAGAGTTCGCGAACGTCTATCGTCCCGATTTCAAGGATGAGATGGCGAAATTCACCCGTGAGGTCGATCGCGGAATGGAGCCGCCGCCTTCGCAGACCGCCGGCCGGTTCTTGCGGGCGGGGCAACCGGAGAAGGCTGAATCGTTGGGGCGAGCAGTCTCCTCGTTGAAGGAGCCGGTGGACGCTCAGACGCCGATCCGGCGATATCTGATGTCCGATCTGGCCGAGCGCGGGGCGATAGCTGCTGATGGTTCAATCAAAGCGCAAGCGGTTGAATCGTGGGCGCGCGACCATGCGGCCAACATCGATTTAGTGCCGGGCTTCCGCTCGGACGTCGACGACTTGCTTACGCGGGCGCAGAAAGGCGAGCGCATCGCGGGCTCGTTTGCTGAAAAACTCAAAGGCGCGCAGAAAGGCGTGCGGCAGACGCAGGCCGAGATCGACAAGGGCGCTCTTGGGTTGGTGCTGGATGCTGACCCGGACAAAGCGGTTGCGGCGGTCATGAGCAACCCGAACCGCTCCGGCCGCCTGCTCGACGAACTCATTCAGTTGACCGAGAAAGACAAGGGCGCCCGCAACGGGTTGAAGGCGGCAGTCCACAATTACATCGTCAACAAAGCGACAACCACCGCGACGGAGAAGATGAAGCCTGGCGATCGGCGCGGCCCGGTGTCGCCCGCCAAGCTGACCCAGGTGTTCAACGAGCACGAGAAGGAGTTGGCGAAAATCTTCGACGCGGAGGAAATGAACGGCCTGCGCGCGGGGCATCGCGCGCTCGAACTCTCGAACATCGAGCGGCTGCGCACCGGCAGCGGCTCCGACACCGCCGAGAAGATCGCGGTGTTCGACAAGCTCATGGCCACGCCGCTCGGCAAAGGCATCGACGGCTTCATGCGATTGAAGTTCGGCATGCTCCGCGGCGGCGGCATCATGGCTGTGGTCCGGCGGCAGACGGCGGGGATGACGGACAAGACGGCGGACGAGGTGCATCGCCTCATCGAGCGAGCGCGTCAGGATCCGGAGCTGCTGATCCTGCTGGCCGGGCGTAAGCTGCCTGTCAGCAGCCCCGCGTGGAATAAGCGACTGAATGCGCTGCTGGCGGTCGGGGAGGGTGCGCGGGAGATCAACGACCGCGACGAGCCTCCACCCAAGTAAGAAGACGATCGCCCCCGACAATAGAAACGTACAATATCGCCATGACAGCGGGGATGCTCCACCAAGCGCCGGTCTCAACGAGGAAGCCGGTGAAGAAGGTCAGGAAGTTCTTGGCGGGGATGTAGACCGCGTCCACCGCGGCGCCGATGTCCTTCATAAATTCCATGTCGCCCCCTCCCTGTTTCGAGTTGGGAAAATACTTCGATTATTGCCGAATTGCAATTGCGGTACGCGCGGGGAAAATGTAGAAGGAAATCGAATCCATTCTACAGAAGGATCGGGTTCCTAGATTTTTGCACGATTTTGAGCCATGACGGGTTTTACAACTCTAGGTAAGGCAGGGCCGATGGACAGGGAGGCGCAACGCTCTCGTCAACGCAGCGCAAGCTACCGGTGGAAGCAGAGAAACATCGAATCTGTAAGAGCGAAGGCCCGAGAGTCCTACCGCCGACGCTTTGCGGAAGACCCCGAAACGTACCGTGCCAAACGCAGAGCGCGCTACGGCAGCGTGGCCCGCGAAGCGTATTTAGCCGCCGCCCGGAAACGGCACGAGCAGCCAGAGACGTGGAAAATCCAGATTCTACGAAGAGCGCGCGCTCGCGCAAAGGCAAAAGGACTGCCGTTTTCGCTAACACCCGCCGATCTTCGCATCCCTGAGCGCTGCCCCGTACTCGGCGTCCCGATCAAACTGATCGATGAATTAGACCGCATGCTTTATGCCGGCCCCACGCCTCACGCGCCGTCGATCGACCGCCTCGACAACACAAAAGGCTACGTGCCCGGCAATATCCGAATAATCAGCTTCCGGGCCAACTCCTTGAAATCGGACGCGAAAACCGAAGAAATCCGCGCACTGCTGGTGTGGATGGAAAAAGTCGGAGCGCCTTAGCCTGTTGCGCCTCGTGTCGAAACATGAGATTATTTGTAGAAATCAATCTTTCCCCAAGAGGCCCACGCCAATGTTCATGTTCGGTATCGGAGCACTCCTCACCGCAAGCTGGCTCGGCCGGATGACCTGGCGTGAGTACGTGGCGCAACCGCCTGTAACTTTTACGGAAAAGGCGTCATTCGCGGCGCTCGGCGGGGGCATTCTCTGCATCGTCGCTATCTCGCTGGGCTCGTTCTTCTGATGGGCGCCCGCGCGAGAATCGGGGCGCTCCTCGCAGCCATGACGCTGGGGGCCGGCGGCATCGCCACCGTTCAGGTCATGAACAAGCCGACGCCGGAAGTCCTCTACGGCGACGAGGTGCGTGTGCGCCTCTACCGCGGGCTCGGCGGCCGGGCGTTCGATCACGCCACCGACAATTTCGGCTTTGCCGCGCACAAGCAGTGCGGCGTGCGCTTCTACGTCGAGGGGCAGTCCGGAACCGATGAAGCGGCGCTGAAGTCGCCGGTCATTCGCAACGCCAAGAAAGTGATCTTTGTCGGCACGTCGATGGGCGGCAAGAAGGCGCGCGACATGGCGGAAGCCATGAAGCGGCCGGTCGACCTTCTGCTGGTCGACACCGTGCCGTGGACCGGGCCGATCCCGCCGAACGTCAAGAATCAGGTGACGTGGCGCAACACATGGCCGTTCCAGCTCGGCGGCGGCAAGCCGAAGGGCACCAAGGACGACCGGCCGCGCGCCGGCACGCACGGCGGCGTCATTCATGCGCTTCGCACGCATGAGGAGGTCGTCGACGAGATTTGCAAGGGCGTCGTTCACCCGAACAAGAGGCCGGTCTGATGGCGCGCTCCAACGCAATCGCGTGCATCCACAACACGCACAAGATGGAAGGCTCCTTCACCAAGAGCGGTGGATGGACGATCAATCCGAACGATCCCGGCAACTGGACCGGCGGACGCAAGGGCGTCGGCCAGCTCAAAGGCACCAAATACGGGATCGCCGCGAACACCTATCCGAAGCTCGACATCCGCAACCTGACCCTGGCGCAGGCCGACGCGATCTATGTGCGCGACTACTGGCCGAAGGCGTGGGGCAACGACTGGCCGGAAGGCTTCGACCAGATCACCTATGACGCGACGGTCAATTCAGGACCGGGCCGGGGGCCGCTGTGGACCTGTCGAGCGCTCGGTTTCCCGAAGGCTGATCGCGCGGCCGTCAAGAAGGCGCAAGCGCTCTCGACTGACGGCAAGGTTGCCGCGATCAAGAAAGCCATCGCCATTCGCATGAGCTTCCTGCGCTCGCTGCGCACCTTCTCTCATTTCGGCCGTGGCTGGACCAACCGCTGCGTGTTCATGGAAGCGGTCAGCGTCAAGATGGCGCTGGTGGCGGCCAAGATCCCCGGCAAGACGGTCGTCAAGAAGCTGGAGAAGGAAGCGTCGAAAGCCGACGCGACCGCGAAGTCGCAGACCGGCGCGGCCGGGGGCGCGGCGGCCGGTGGCGGCAGCGTGACCGCAGACCCTTCGGTTGTCGGCGCCGATACTGTCGTGTCGTCCGACTGGATGCTCTGGCTGCAGCTCGGCTTCGGCGTCGCGCTCGCTGCGGTCGTGGTCTTCATCGCCTATCGCGCCTACGTGAACATGCAACGCAAGAAGGCGTATCTCGATGCAGCGGCTGCGTGAGTTCTTCTCGCACCTGCGGTGGCGCACACTCGCTGCCGCGCTCGGCACCGCGATCGTCGGCCTGCTCGACATGCTGCACGTCATCGACCTGCACACGCTGGTCGGCCTGTTCGTGTCGGAGGCGCGCGTCGGCTCGGTCGTTGCGATACTTGGCCTGATCTTCGGCGTCCTGCGGCTTGTGACCAGCACCGCCGTCATCCTGCCGAAGGAGGATGCCGATGCTGGCGAAGCTGATTGAGTTTCTGAGCATCCCGATCCTCAATTCCCTCGTCGACGCCTACAAGGCGAAGCTCGCCGCCGCCAACACCGCCGACGCCAAGGCTGTCGAACTCGCGATGGCCGACATCGAGGCCGAGAAAGCGAGGCGATCTGCACAGCGCGACCTCGGCATCGCCGCCATGGGGCATCCGGTGTGGTGGCTGGCGTGGTCGCTGTTCGTGATTCCGGTCGGCGTCTACAATGCCGCGATCTTCACCCTCTCCATTCTCTCGATCCCGCCCGACACCTACGCCGTGCTGCGCGTGCCGCTCGAACAGGAGCGACTGGCGCGCGACGTGATCGAGTACCTGTTCCTGGCGCAGGGGGGTGCAGGCATCGCCGGCGCCATCATCGGGAGGTTCGCGAAGCGATGATCCCGTGGGGCGCACTTCCGGTCATTCTGCTCGCGGCCGCGATCACGCTCATTCCGATTGTCGGAGACAAATGGTAGAAGAAAAGGAGGCGCCTATGGTCGTCTTGAGAACACTTCTCGCCGCAACAGCAATGGCTGCGGTTTTCATCGGTGCGGTATCCGCCGTCGACAAGGCGACCGAGCCGAAAGCGGGGTCCGCGGTGCGCCTTGCGCTGCCGGAAGGCAACATCTGCTCCGGGGTGCATATCGGCAACGGCTACATCGTCACCGCCGAGCATTGCATCGAGAAGCTGAAAGACGTTCAGTTCGAAACCGACGAAGGGCCTGACCGCTACACTGCCGACGTGCTCTGGACGAACCCCGGCTTCGACATCGCGCTTCTTCAGGCGCGCTCCATCAATCACATGAAAACGACTCCGGTCGTGTGCCGGCCGCCGGTGCGTGGCGAGGCCATCACTGCGCACGGCAATCCGCTGAGGCTGCGCTTCTTTGTATCGGCCGGGACGATCGGTGTAGCGACAAAGGACAAGGTCGGGCGGTGGCAGTCCGTGATCGTCATCAACGCGCCGATTGCGAGCGGCATGAGCGGGGGGCCGGTGCTGGATAGTGGCGGCAACCTGCTTGGCATCACCGTGGCGTCGGTCGGCCGCATCGCGCCGTTCGGCCTAGCCGTACCGGTCGAGACGGTCTGCACGCTGCTCGCGCGGTCATGACCCTCCGGCTCACGCCCGAGCTGCTGGAAGCGGCCTACGACCTGCTCTGCCACACGGCGCCGTTCGATCGGTGGAATTTGCCGGCCGGCGAAGACGTCGACTTCAAGGTCATCCGCACCGACGACAAGCGCGGCGACTATTTCTGGTGCGCGAAGCGCAAGCAGCATGTGATCCGCATCTCGTCGAAGTGCATCGGCACGCTGGCCAACCTGGTCGAAACCATGGCGCACGAGATGATCCATCTGCACGAGAAGGCGAGCGGGTTCGCGACCAGCGCCGAGCACTCAGCCGCGTTCAGGAAGCTCGCTGCGCAGGTCTGCAAGGCGCACCGTTTCGATCCATTGGCGTTTTAATGACGGCAGTCGTCAACAAGAAGAGCGGCGAAGCCTTCGATGTGTTTATCGGGCGACCGTCGAAATGGGGAAACCCCTTCTTGATTGGCCGAGACGGAAGCCGCGCCACCGTGATTCAGAAATACGAACGGTGGCTGAGGCAGCAGCCGGAATTGATGGCTTGCTTGCCGGAGCTTAAAGGCAAGACGCTCGGATGTTTTTGCAAACCAGCACCATGCCACGGCGACGTCTTGGCGCGCCTTCTGACCGAGCAGGAAATGGCCGATCTACTTGAGTAATTCGACGATACCGCACCGTTTAGTCAGACAATCTGAGCGACAACGAGTAGAAAAGTGTCGCTCTACTGATCGAAAGTTCTTTGTTTTCAATGGCGCGCCCAAGGGGAATCGAACCCCTGTTTTCGCCGTGAAAGGGCGTTTGTAGAAAGTTAGGAGAGGGGTTAAGTGTCGGAAAAGCACTACGTTTTTCGGACGACCGTTCTACAAACTTCGACACATTGGCGCGTTAGCGCACGCGCACGCTCGCCAAACCGAAGCGGGCCAGAGATGAGGCGCGAAGAACACGGGCTTCGCCGGCGAGCGGAGCAGGGCCGTCGGTGTGAGATGATAACACACCCGCATCATCGTTCCTCCTTCTCTGCCAGATACTCCGTTGAATGATGCCCGTAGACCCGCTCGACGGTCTTCACTGAATCGCCGAGCAGCCGAGCCACCTTGTATATCCCTTCGTCAGCCATCAGCATGTGCGTCGCCCGCGAATGGCGCAAGATGTGCGGGTTCGATCGATCGCCGAATTTACATGCCTCACACAGCTCGCGGAATGGCCGGTAGAAATCGACCGTTGGCCCGAACAGCCAGTCGTCAGGCTTCTTGCCCGCCACCAGGCGCTCCAGCACCGGCCGTTGCGCGTCATAGATCGGCATCGGCACTCGCCGCTTCTTTGTGACCTTCTGGCCGGGCTTGTAGGGGTTCACGCGCCCGGTCGAGAGGTTGACCTGGCTGACCTGCAACTGCTCGACCCAGCCCCTCCGCGCGCCCCACCAGTAGGTGAGCACGATGAAATCGCGCAGCATCTGCGTGCCCGGCGTGTCGAGCATGGCCGCGAACGCCAGCAGCTTCTCGATCTCCGCCTTCGTCAGCCACGGCGCCTCCTGGCCGTCGTCGTTCTCGGCCGGCATTTCGAACGTCGGCATCTCGGCCAGCGTGATCTTCTTCCAGCGCAGGGCGTGGCCTGCGGCCGCTTTCAGGACGCCCAGCTCGCGCCGGATCGTCGAATCCGACCCCTTCTTCAAAGTGCCTTTCTTTCGACGTCCACCGCCGATCGAACCTTGCCTGCGCACCTCGGCGTACCCCCGGCAGGCCGGGATGTCGATCGCCGACAGGCTGATCGAGCCGAAGTGCTCCTTCAGGTGGCGGATCGCGTTCTCCTGCCGCACCTGATCGGCGACGTTCACCTTGACGTGCTCTTTGTAGTAGTTGTCGAGCGCTTCGCTGACGGTTATTCCAGCATTTCCGCGAGCCCGGTCGATCTGCTCGAATCCTTCCGTGAGGAAGGAAGCGAATTTGATCTGCGCTTCGCGATCGTCTCGCGTACGAAGCCCAATGCGCTGAGTGCGCCCTTTTTTGCCGGGCTCTTTGGAAGGGAGGTAGCGGACGATATTCCAGACGTCGTTCCGCTTTTCGAGCCGCGGCGGCTGCGCTGCGCGCGACATGCTATTTCTCGCTCTTGAGGATCTTCTGGATCGCCATGGCCTGTTCCCAGGTCACGGCCTGATTGATCCGCAGCCACGCTTTGCCGTCGCCGGCGTCGGACAGCGAAAAAGGGTTGGTATCGGGCGCGGCCCCCGACATCCCGCGCGTAGGCAGCAGTCCCTCCGGCTTCTTGCCGAGCGCCCTGCAGAGCGCGTTCAAATGCACCGGGCCGGGCAGCACCTTGCCACGCATATACTTCGATACATTGTCGCGGATGAAGCGCTCTTCCGGCGCGAATTTCGCTGCGCGTCGCGCCAGCTCGGACTGGTTCCAGCCCTTCTCCACCATCGCGCGCTGCAGCCGCCTCGCGAACTCCATCTTGACCGCGTCGGTCGGTGCGCCAGACGGCAGGTCCGTCGGATCCGTGTGGATCGTAGGACGCTTAATCATTTCGTTTGTCCTCAATTGTGTCGTCATGTGTCACGTACTCCCTGTTGTCCCCGACAAACAGTTACTGTCCCCCGTAATGTCGAATTAACACTTTCGACACTTATCGAAGATTGTAGACGGTTGTCAACAGCTAAATGTCGGGGAGGGAACCGGTATTACAGCCTTTATTTGCGGTACCTGGCCCCCTCCCACCCATCGGCTGCGATCGGCAAACCCACAGCCCAGTTCGGCGGTTCCGTCATTAGCGAACAAAATTGCTCGACGGAACCGAAATCTTTCGACACCTCGCACACCCCCTCATCGTGAACGGTCAGCACCGGCAGGTAGCCGGCCGCCTCGCCGCGGGCCATGGCTTCGATCATGACGTCCCTGGCGACGGCCTGTGTGTTGTTCTGGACGCCCAGCCCGCCGTAGAAGTCCTGCTGCGACCACTTCTTGGTGAAGCTGTCGACGCCCCAATATACGAGCCCTGCGCGATTCTCGCCCCACGGCGTCGGCTTCTCCACAATTTTCGGGTAGGCGTAGGCAAGGCACCGCTTGCTCGGAAGCTGGCAAAAAAGCCACACCCCCGCCTTCTTGTATTTCACCATGCCGGCCGGTTGAGTAGAGCCGGGGTTCAGGACAGCGTCGATCGCCGCCCGCTCGGTCTCGTGCCAATGCTGCTCGATATTGGGGTTGGCCTGCCGCCACGCCAGTTTGATGAGTTCGGCCGTCATCCAGGCGCGCTCGGCCATGCCGGTGTGCTTGCCGCGCTCGGCCCAGCCGTCTTCCGCCTTCTCGATGTTGAAGGGCGCCGCGGAGGACATGACGCTGTCGTAGGCGTCCGCGATGTTGACGCCGTAGTTCTTCGCCATCTTGGCAAAGGCGCCGGGGCCGCCCTGAAAGCCGAGGGACAACGTGCTGACCTTGCCGACCTGGCGGCGGGGGTCGTCCTTCGTGATGGATGAGGACGGCACGACATAAATGCCGGCGGCCTCGACGGTATAGATGTCGGGGCCTTCCTTGCGATCATAGCGCGCGAAAGCGTCGAGCTTCTGCTGCTCGCCGGCCAGCCACGCGACGACACGGGCTTCGATCTGACTGAAGTCGGCGGCGATCAGCTTGTTGCCGGGGGCGGCGACCACCATGCCGCGGATGCAGTCCGACACGACGGAGAGCGACGGCCCGTAGACCATGTCGACCAGCGCGTCGGGGATCCCGTCGAGCAGGTCGTCGATGATTTTCGGCACCAGCTTCGACAGGTTCGGCCGGGGCAGATTTTGCAATTGCGCGCCGCGGGCGGCCCAACGGCCAGTATTGGCGCCGTGGAATTGAAGGCTGCCGCGCATGCGGCCGTCGGCCTGCCGGCGCACCAGCATGGCGTCGATCTTGGCGGTCGAGGTCTTCGAGCCTTCCTGCCGGATTTCGAGCGCGCGGCGCACGGCGGGCTTCAGGTCGTCACGGATCAGAAGTTCGATCACCTGGTCCTTGGCGACGGAATCAGCGTCGAGCCCGTTCTTCTTTATGAAGGCGATCAGTTCCGCCACGTTGGAAACGCCGCGCACCGCCCAATCAGTGACGGAGGCCATTTCCTTGTTGAGGCGTTCGGCCGCGTTTTTCACCACAGCCTTTGCGCGGTGGCAGAGCTTCTCATCAATGAACACGCCGCGATCGTTGAGGCGCTGGTCCATCTCCCAATAACGCTGCTCCTGTTCGCGCAGCGACGGGATGCGGGCGTGGACGGCCTGCTCGGTGCGGACGTCCTGCAGGCAGTAAGCATAGAGCCGCTTCAGCTTCTCCGGGTCATCCCACCAATAGATGCCGTCCGGCTCGCCCTTGCGCGGGCGCCGCGGCTTGGAAAGCTGCATCATGATCCGGTGGCCGTCGGTATCCTTGCGCTCTTCAAGGCCCAGCGCGCCGGCGGCATGTTCAAGTTTGCCGGGGAGGCCAACCGCGTAGCCGGCGACCATCTGGCAGCGATATTGATCGAGGGCGGGGACCGGCCAACCGTAGCGCGGGCCGAGGATTTGCCGCCACGCGATGCGTTCGAAACTGGCGTTCCACGCGCCGATCAGGCCGCCGGAGCGGACGTGCTCGACGATGGGGAAAGGGCAGGGCTCGCCAGGTACCCACAATTCGGGCTCGTCACCGCCGAAGGCGTATGCCGCGCACCAGACATTCGTGTAGGGTGAGTCGAAGTAGACGTAGGCATTCCGCTTCGGCAGATCGACATCAGAGCGCGTTTCGAGGTCGAGGTGGAGGAGAGTCATTCCGGCTGCCACCACGTTCCGGGCAACCCGCAATGCTTCAACCGCCCTGCGTCGGCGTCACCGTAGGCGGCGAGGCACGACGGCGCCCCCGCATTGGCCTCGGCGCGGCGTCCTTGCGCATCATGAAAATGCAGTCGACCGTGCAGAAACAGAACGCCGCTTGCCGCACGCCAAACCGTCTCAACGAACCATTCCGTTTCAGTGCGCGCGAACACCAACGCGGTGCCGCGGCCGTGCTCGGCCATGCGGCGCAGCCAACGCACCGCCTCCCGTGAGTAGGGCGGGTTGAGCCACACCCGACCGGACCAAGGTTGCGCGAGGCCGTCATCCGCTTTGGTGTAGCAGCGCTCCGCCGTTTTCCACGGCATCGCAGGCGGACAGCAAGGATCGAGATCGAACTTGCCAAGCGGTTTCAGAATTTCAGGAGGAGTCAGCCAAGTGTCGGATTTCATCCGGGCCGACTGATGCGCGCCCATGCTCACTCCCCTATCTCCTCAACTAGGTCCCGCAGCCGCTCGTCGTCCCCCGCGCCTTTCACGCGCTCGCCCTTCGTCAGTGCGTCCGCAGTCGATTGCAGGTCGTAATGCTTGCTCGTCGGATTGAGCGACAGCCGCTCATGCGCAGAGCAGTAGAAACACTTCTCGTCGACGTCCGGCCCGAGCGGCACGCCGCAGAACAGGTGTTGGCCTCCCTGTTCTGCGACGGGCCAGTGGCACGAGCGCCATTCGAGATCGAGCAGGGGTTTCAATCCAGCATCCCGAGCGCATGCATGTACGTCTCCAGGACCGCCGCCTGCGCCTCGCGCTCAGACGGATCCTGCTTGCGCAGCCGCACGATCGCGCGGAGCGCCTTGGTGTCGAAGCCGGTCGACTTCGCCTCTTTCAGCACGTCGCGGATGTCGTCCGTGAATGTCTGCCGCTCTCCCTGCAGCCGCTCAATACGCTCGATGAACGACTTAAGCTGGTCCTTGGCGAAGCGCTGGCTGTTGTGGCCAACACCCGCCTTCACGCCCTCATTGTGGCGCTTGGCGATTTCCTCCGCGGTCATCCGACCACCCGTTCGAGGCGGCGGACCTGAGTGTCGAGCCGGTCGAGCGCGAGCCACGTCAGCCGTTGCTTCTCGTTCAGCATGTCGAGTGCGGCGCTCGTGACCTCCTGCCCGCCCATCGACTCCGCCTTCGTGTTCGGCTCCTGGCCGCAGATGAAGTCCATCGCCTTCTGCAGCCGATCGGCCAAGCTGTGCGCGAGCAGCATGTTGCTGTCGGCGGCCTGAAACAGCGTGCTCAGGGCGTGCGGGTCGACGGACGTTGGGGCGGCGCGAGCCTGAAGCGAAGCTTCGCTGCGCGCCACGATCCCCCCCGCGACCCCGCTGCAAGCACCGCGCATGTCGCCGTTCGCATATCCGTGCATGTGAATTTCCTCCTTGTGAAAACGGCGGCGCCCGTGATTGAGCGCCGCCATGGGTTTGGCCTTAGTCGAACAGTGCGTCGGTGGAGCCGCCGCTACCGGCTGCCCCCTCGATCGCTTCGAACTCGTCCTGGGCCTGCGGACGCGCACCGGCGAGGCGTTCGTCGTGGTCGAGGAGCTGCACGTTCTGCAGCCCGAGCGAGACGCCTTTGCCGCCGGTCGGGTGGTCGTAGGCATACGGCCGCACCGATACGAGCGCCCAGCGGCCGGGGTAGACCTCCTCGGCGCCCTTGGCCTCGTCGACATTGCTCATATCGGCGCGGATGACCTGCGGCCGGTCCTTCGAATTGCAGCGCACGAAGACCGGGAAGTTCTCCGCGAGGTCGCCCATCTTCGGCTGGTCTTCCGACTTCAGGAACGGCTTCTTGACCTTGTATTTCTTCTTGTAGTCGGAGCCCCACTTGTCGACGGCCTTGACCTCGACCTCGTCGTTGATAAGCGCGAGGTCGGCGCCTTTCGGAAAGATGATCGTGACCTTGTAGCGGGCCTTCTCCTTGTCGGTCTCGCCTTGCGGCAAGCTCGGAACGTAGAAGTCCGGATACATCATCCGGCCGCGAGGCAAGATGATGTTGCCGGACTTCGTCTTGGTGCAGGCGAGGTATTTGCTCACATGGTTCTCCTTTGTAGATCGTGAGTGTTCGTAACTTTCGACAAAATGACGACTCCTCTTTTATGGTTTTGGGGAATTAACGTCTATGCGGCTTGTTGAGTGAGGATTTGGCTTGCTGTGTACTTGGCGGCGATCTTGCGGGCGAAGGCCATGCAGGCGTCCGAGACCCGCGCATTGCATGCGCCATAGACCTGATCGACCAATCCGGCCCTGACACCAGCGGTGGCGCGCTCCTCCCCCTCGATACGAAAAACGGCATATTCGCGCATAGCCGCACTGCGAGCGTAGCTTGCGACGCAGTGATGCTGGACGGCGCCCTCGGTCGCTATGTCGGCTTGGGAGTTGAGGAGGGTGGCTGAATAATCGCCTTCCTGGAACGACCATTCTGGCGCGAAAACTTTTGTGCTGTACCGGCGCTGCATGATGGCCTTGGTCGCCGCCTCATGCTCCTGCCGCATTCTCGCGTAGCCCCATTGCGGGTTGAACTCGTCGGGCAGTAACATGTGGCGCGTATCACCAACGAGATGCACCGTTGCCTGAAATTCGCGGGCGCGCTTGCGTGGTGTGATGCGGGCCGCAATCACCTCGTCGTCGCCGATCTCGTATTGTATGCCGCGCATGACGCCAGAGGGCATTTCCAGTAGCTTGGCGAAAGCTTCCGCTTGAGACTCTTGCTTGCACCGCAACGTGGCGTGCATGATGAGCCGGTTACGCGAGACCGAGTTGTTGGCCACCCGCCGCCAAGCGCCGCGGCCAATCTTGGCCCGGATGGCTTGTGGTGACGCACCGTGGGTCAGGATGAGAGGGATGAGGTTATAGAGCCCGTCCCGCTCGGCCTCTTGGACATACGGCAATTGCGCGTGTGCCCGCAGAACCAAATCGGTACTGTAAATCCGCCAGTTCTTGCCGTCGTATTTCAGCATATTGGCGGTGCGCTGAGTCATGCGCTCGCCGATCCAGAGCCAATAATTGGCGGCGAAGAACCGCAGATTGAACTTTGGCCCCAGCATCTCGGCATAGAACTTGTGCCAAGCCTTGTGGTCATCGCGGGAGACTTCGGGCTCGCCGCAGATGCCGGCCTTGAAATTAAAGGCCCATTCAGCCCGGCGCGAGACCTCTGGCTTGTCAAACACCTTCGGCCCGACCGTGATGGTCATGGCCCGGTCGTCTCGGATAATTTCGTAGCGTGCTTTCTGCATGGTGTTTCTGCGGATACGGCGGTTTAACTGCGCTTCCTGATTGGCTTCGCCGTGACCACGGTGACGGACCCTTGGGCCTCGACGACCTCGCGAAGTTCGTAGACGCCGACCTTGGCGCGCTCGCCAGCGTCCACCGTGGAGTCGATGGCAGTGTGAGTGTAAAAATATTCATCACCACTCTTGCCGGCGATCGTTACAAACAGTTTCTTTGGGAAATTCATGCCAATCTCTCCTTCACGGTTGCTGGAACCCAGTTGATGGGCGGGTTATTGTCCAGGTCGGGTAGCTCATCCATGCCCTTGATTGCCTTGGACAAGGCGGCAATCTTTGCTTCTTCAGTGTCCTCATCCCATGAGAACGAGACAAGGCCGCGCGTCGCGCTTATCTTCTTGCCGCGCTTTGAAAAGCGGCGCGTGATCAGCATCCCGGATAGTTTGCCGGTCGGTGTCTGCACGCCCTTTCGGTCCGGCCGCGTCATTGACTCGTCCAGGAACGTCGGGGAGTAGAATGTGATTGTCGCCATGCGGTCCTCTGCGGTTAGGCGGGGTTAGCGGTTGGTGCGGAAGAAAGTCACCGGATCGTCGGCACGCGTCTCACACCAAAACTCCAAGTCATCCGGCAAATAGGCCCACAGGTCGCATTCCTTCATGTTGGATTCTTCGCCGTCCGAATCGATAAACCCTTTGTCGTGGACGAACAGCATCCGCGCGCCGCTGCCGTCGCTATACAGAGCGATGACTTTGCGCCCGCGTTCTGGCTTCACGTCAGGCTTATTCCACATGGGCGATCCTCTCCGGTAAGGCGGGTTTAACGAACGGGTGGTCGTGTTCGTCAAACGAGACGACGACGCGCTGCCACTTCCAGCCACCAATCCATGAAGCGGATGGGCGATCTTCACAGAAGCGGATGCCCTTGTAATCTGGCTCTTTGGTCGGGTGTACTTGCACCCATGCTGTGCAGCCTCGATGCTTCATCTTCAACTCCGTTTAACGGCGGTCAGCGGCCAAGCGGCTTGCCGGCCACGTCTTGGAATGCCGGGTCTTTCATGACCTGCCATTCCATCTTCTGCGGGCGAACCGTGAAGGTCATATGCGAATAATCGAGCCGATAA